ATGTCGCGTAAGCTGATCCTCGCGGCGGGCCTCGCCGCAGTCGCCATGCCCGCGCTCGCGCAGGAGGACGGCCCCGGCCCGAACCTCGTGATCGAGACGGGCGGCGGCGTCACGGGGGAGATCGTCATCGACCTGCTGCCCGATGTGGCGCCGAAGCATGTGGAACAGCTGACCGCGCTGGCCGAGGCGGGCGCCTATGACGGCGTCGTCTTCCACCGGGTGATCGACGGCTTCATGGCCCAGACCGGCGACGTGCAGTTCGGCAAGCGCGACGGCGACACCGCCCGCGCCGGGATGGGCGGGTCGGATCGGCCCGACCTGCCGGCGGAATTCTCCGACATCTCCTTCGACCGCGGCGTCGTCGGCATGGCGCGGTCGCAGAGCCCCGACTCGGCCAACAGCCAGTTCTTCATCATGTTCGCCCCGGGCGAGTTCCTGAACGGCCAGTACACCGTCGTCGGCCGGGTGATCTCGGGCATGGAGGTCGTGGACGCGATCCGCAAGGGCGCGGCCTCGGCCAATGGCGCGGTGGACGATCCCGACTGGATGGAGAGCGTCACCGTCACCCGCTGACGGACGGCGCGAGGACCGGCGGGGCAGGGGGCAGCGCCCGCCGTTCCCGCCGGACCGGGCGCCGGGGCAGGCTGGCCCCCGACCCGCCCCACCGCAGGATCGCGGCAGCCTCCCGCGCCGCGCTTCCCCCCTTGCGCCCCCGCCGCCGCCGCGTGTAGACAGCCCCCCACGGACAGATGGCCGAGTGGTCGAAGGCGCACGCCTGGAAAGTGTGTAGGCGGGGAACCGTCTCGAGGGTTCGAATCCCTCTCTGTCCGCCATTTTTCCGGCCCCGCCGCCCTCGTAAACCCCTGTCATCATTGGATTCCCTTTGTTTCCGCCTCGCCGGCGGGCGCCGATCTGGCGGTTTTGCTGCTCATCGTGCTGCTCAATTTGCCTCCCATTGCCGTGGCGCAATTTATGGGGCACAAATCCCACATGAGCGATCCAATTCTGCGTGGCAGCACCTATCACATCCGCAAGCGCGTCCCGCGCCGCTATCGCGATGTCGAAGACCGGGACTATGTCTGGATCTCGCTGCACACCGACTCCCCCGAGATCGCCAGACGGAAGGCCCCCGCGGTCTGGACCGACATGATCGAGGCCTGGGAAGCGAAACTGGAGGGGCGCGGCGACGACGCCGCGAACCGGATGGCGGCGGCGCGGAACCTGGCCGCGAAGCGCGGCTACCGCTTCCTCTCCGCCGCCGAGGTGGCCCGCCTGCCCCTGCCCGAGTTGCTGGACCGGGTCGAGGCGGTGGTGACCTCGAAGGGCCGGCTCGACATCGCCGAGGCCGAAGCCCTGCTGGGCGGGGCGAAGCCGCCGCGTCTCACCGTCACCAAGGCGCTCGAACGATACTGGAAGGTGGCGGCGGAGAAGAGGATCGGAAAAAGCGCGGATCAGGTGCGGCGATGGGAGAACCCGCGCAAGAAGGCGGTCGCCAACTTCGTCGAGGTGATCGGCCATGACCCCGTCGTCGCCGACATCACCACCCGCGATCTCCACCAGTTCAAGCAGTGGTGGGTGGACCGGATGACAGCCGAGGGTCTGACCCCGAACAGCGCCAACAAGGACATGATCCACCTGCTTTCCGTGATCCGCGAGGTCGCCGCGGCCGAGGAAATCGAGCTGCAGTTCAAGACCGACCGCCTGATGATCAAGGACAGCGATCCCGGAACCCGGCCGCCGTTCAGCGTGACCTTCCTGCGGGAGACCCTGCTGAAGAAGGGTGCACTGGACGGGCTGAACCCCGAGGCGCGGGCGATCCTGCTGGGCATGGTGAACACCGGCTACCGACCCAGCGAGGGTGCCTCGCTCGGCCCCGACCAGATCCGGTTGGCCGACCGCGTCCCCCATATCCGCATCGAGCCGAACGGCCGCCAGCTGAAGACGCCGAACGCGCGGCGCGTGATCCCGCTGACCGGGGTGAGCCTCGAGGCCTTCAAGGCCTTTCCACAGGGCTTTCCCCGCTACGGCACCAACAGCGCCTCCCTCTCCGCGACGGTGAACAAGTTCCTGCGCGAGAACAAGCTGCTGCCGACCGATGACCACAGCCTCTACAGTCTGAGGCATTCCTTCGAGGACCGCATGCTCGCCGCCGGCTTCGACGAACGGATCAAGGCCGACCTGATGGGCCACAGTCTCAAGCGGGAACGCTATGGCGCCGGTGCCAATCTCGAACATCTCCACCGCCTATTGAAGAAGATCGCGCTTTAGGCGCGCGCGGACCCTGGCGACGGGGTCATTCCGCTGCGCCAGCTCCTCAAGCGCCTGCAACTCGCCATCCAGCCGCTCGAAGATGGGGACGTAGACGTGGTCCTTCTCGGCCAGACAGGCGACAACCTGAAGGGCCCGGGCGATGCGCTCGATGGAGGCCGGGGGGGTGAGCTTCATGCCGCCTCCTGCAGTGCCTTGAACGCGGCGCGCTCGGCCGCCGCGACCTGCCGCATCCGATAGGCCAGCAGGGTGATCCCCTCCGGGTTCGGCCCGCACCCGCGCCGCTTCAGCCCGCGCCGCCGCACCTCTGACGCCACCTGCGAGGTGTGTGCCGGCGGGATCGCCGCGGCAGCGATCTCCTTGCCCAGGACTCCTGCGGCCCACATCGCGTCGAAATCGTCGGGCCACCTCACCTTCGACTTCGGCCCTCCCCGCCGGGGGGGGAGCCCAAGCCGTTTGGCGCGGACGTAGAGGCAGCGCGACGAAATCCCCGCGCGGGCCGCGGCCTCGGCCACGGGTATCGTCTCGTCCCCCCACAGCCGACTGATCTCGCGAACGGAGAGCCGGGGGGTAACAGGCTTCCTGCGTCCCGGGAACCCGTAGGCCTCGGCGGCGCGCACCAGAGAGGTTCGGGACGATCCGACCCACGCGGCGACCGCGTTGAGGCCCAGATCGAACTGGTTCCATGCGATCGCGGCGGCGGCCGGGCAGATCCCGCACGTCCCGCAGGGCTTCTGGCGTCCTCGCATCACGACATCCCCAGTGCGGCTTTATAGAGGTCGAGGATCGCCTCCTCCTCGGCGACATCGTTTTTGTCGCGGGCGCGCAGCGCGATGATCTTCTTCAGCACCTTGGTGTCATAGCCCCGGGCCTTCGCCTCGGACATGACGTCCTTCTGCTGTTCGGTGATGTCCTTCTTCTCCGCCTCCAGCTGTTCATACTGCTCGATGAACTGGCGCAATTCGTCGGCGGTGACATTGTAGGCGGCGTCGGTGTCTTGAGTGGTCATCGCGTCCTCGTGGGATGCGGCTCGAACGAGCCGTTCAGTTTCTTGCGCAGGCCGGAGGCCTTGGTCCCGGGCAGCGGGCGCGAGGGCGGCAGCTTGTGCCGCGCCGGCCGGAAGGTGCCCGCATGCTTCTGTGCCACCCGTTTCGCCTTGGCGATCACGCCCACGTCGCGGCGCGTCTTCCCGGCGTGACAGGCGCGATGTGCGGGCCGCATGTTCTCGACGTCGTCGGATCCGCCCAGGGCGAGAGGGATCACATGCTCCACCTCCCACCGCTCGCGCACCGGATTGATGCGGTCGCCGCAGATGTGGCAGACCCCGCTTGCCGCGGCGAGAACGTCGATGCGCTGGCCCTTGCTGAGGCTGCGGCGCGACATCAGCCCACCACCTCGAACCAGCGGCGGCGCGGCACCGCCAGGACGGTGGCCAAGTCGATCCGCAGTGCGATGGCGACGTGCCGGTCCACCGCATTCAGATCGGCGGCAGTCGGAACGCCGCCGATCCAGTTGGGCCGGCGCAGCTCGATCTGTTCCTCACGGGCGTCGTTGATGGAGGTGGGCAGGTCGTGCATGGTCAGAGCCGGTCCAGCATGGCGATTGCGTCGGCTTTCTCGCTGGCGATCCGCTCGCGCGTCGCCTGCGCGATCCGGGCGATCAGCTTGTGGACCTTCTCCTCGGCTTCCTTGCCGAGGTCAAAAGGCACATGCCAAGGGTAGCCGCGACCGTATGCGCTGCCCGAGTTGGCCGAGAACAGCTTGGTCGGACCACCGTGGATCTCGACGCGGATACATTGCCAGCCGCCGTTGTGGTCGTGGTAGCGGGTCAGCCAGAAGCCTTGGGGCATGTCCTTGTCGCTGCTGTTCAGGACCAAAGTCTTGATGTCTTCGTCGTTGATGGGCACGTCGAGTCTCCAATGTCGGTTGGCGCATGGGGGAGCCGCCCGCGCGGGGCGGCTCTGGCGATGCGTCAGCCGCGAACGCGGTAGCCGGCATAGGCGCTGGCGCCGATCAGCGCGACCGACAGCATCAGGTCGAGCGTGGCGGGCACAACGACCTGCAGGACCACGATCGCCGCCACCACGGCGGCAATCGTGCCTGTCGTCACCGCCCTCATGCCGCCATCAGCCGGTTCAGATCGACGGACGCGATCTTCGCCAGCCGTTCCAGCACGACCTTTTCGGCCGGCTCGATCTCCCCGTCGCCCTCGGCCACGTCGAGCGCGGTCAGCACGACCGCGTTGGCCATGTCCGCGTCTTTCAGCACATCCTCGATCTCGGTCCACAGGCCGGACCGGCCGACGCGGCCGCCGCCGGCGCGCTGCAGCATTCGCTCCATCGTGCTTTCGATGGTCTTCTGGTCGAAAGCACTGGACAGGGCCTTGTTGGCGCCGACCGCCTTGATCGTGGCCGCGATCTCCCCGTCTTCGATTTCGCCATCAGCCGCGGCGACAAGCGCGGCGGCGGCGCAGACCGCTTCGAGGAAGTCGGTGCGTCCCGACATCTTGCGGACGGCTTCTTCGCTTTTCTTCTTGAGCAGGCCGAACATGGAAACTCCTTTTGGTTCGGTGGTGGAAGGAAGGCGCCCGCCGGCGGAGTGGTGGCAAACACCGGCGGGCAGCCCCTGCGGAGGCGGCAGGGGCTATTGCGGGACCGTGTCGTCGATGGCGCGCGCCTCGGCGAGGATGTAGCGGTGCAGATCTGGCTTGCTGTCGGCGAGCCGCGCGAGTTCTTCGCCGTGGAACCCCACCGCCTCGTCCCAGCCCATGTCGGCGACGTCCCGCAGGACAGTCATCGCGAAGGGGTTGGTGCTGTGGTCGGGCTTCACGACAACCGTCTTGGCCGTTTGCGTCTCATGGTCGAACATGAGGGCCTGCCCCTCGTCCCGCTCCGCCGGTGCGGTCGCGTTTGCGTAGGGCTGGCCCGACCTTTCCCGCTTCGCCGGCTTGGCCGCCGGCTTCGGCGCTGTCTCCTGCACCGGGCGGGCCTCGCCTCGGGTGTCGAAGGGCTGATCGTTGGTCTGACGGTGCGAGATCGCTTCCGGCTTGCGCTCCTCCGGTTCCTCGACAATCTCGCCCTCGATCGGCGCTGAACCGATTGTGGGGTCCATAGCGAAGGCGCTGTAGTCGGCGCGACTCTCATCGACCGCGTCGGCCGCCATGAATTCGATCGACATCGGCAACTCGCCGCGGTTCGCCATCATGCGAACCGCGGTCTTGATCGCCATCGCCTCGAAGGCCGGGTTCGCCTCGTCCCAAGGGCTGTCAGCGGTCTTCCCGAACCGCACCGCCGTCTTCCAGCCCTGCGAATACTGGTTGCGATGCCGGATGATCTCGTCGCGGGTCAAGAAGCGGTGGCCTTCAGCGGTGCAGCCATCGCCAAGGTTCAGCTTGGCATAGCAGTAGGCACCGATCATCTTGCCGTTGCGCGGGCCGGGGCGGTGCCGCAGATGCTGGTTGGAGCCATATTCGTGGCTGAACAACTCGTCGTCGTCATAGACGACATCGCCATGGATTGCGGCCAGTTGCCCGCTGCGGCGGGCCAGGTCGATCAGCCCCTTATAGCCGATGACCAACTGCACCTCGACAATCCCCTTCTTCTTGTTCTCGAAGGGGATCAGGTAGGCGTGACCGAGGGCTGAGTTGGGCTCCAGCCCAAGAGACGCACACTGCATCAGTGCCCCGAGGAAACTCATCGGGTCGCAGGCCTGCAGCTTCGGCGTCGTGCGGATCGCGTTCGCGACGATCCGCATCATCCGCTCCGGGTTCATGTGCTTCGCCGCGACAGAGGCAAGCTGGTTCTTGGCCTGATCGTTCCACAGCAGATGCTGCACCGATTTCACCTGCCGCAGCGGCTGCTGTTTGACCTGTTCGATGGCCCCGCTCATGCCGCCACCTCACGGTCCACCGATTTCGCGCCGGGGACATTCTCCCCGCGCCGGATCGCGGCGGTGGCGAGCCGCTGCAGCAGGTCGATGACGGCCGGATCGCTCTGGAAGTGCATGAAGACGGCGCGCGGGTTCTCGATCTCGGCGAACTTCTGGGTGCGCAGCGACATCGTTCGGCCGCCGCCGGTATAGGAACCGGCCTTGGCCTTCACCTCGCGCGCCGCCGCCTTCTCCGCCTTCTCCGCAGCGGCCCGGTTCGCCTCGGCCTCGGCGAGGCCGGCAAGGTCGTTGGCGGCGATGCTCCGCGCTTCCGCCGCCCGCGCCTCGGCGGCGATGCGTTCGGCCTCGATCCGTGCCGCGCGCTGTTCTTCCTCCAGCCTCCGCCGCTCGCGGATCAACCAGTCGCCCTGCAGCTGCTTCGCCCGGTCCAGCACCCGTTTCAGGATGTCGAGGGGCAGTCGATAGGCCTCCTGCACCGCGTTTGCCGCATCATCATGCGGCCGCTTCTGTGCCACCCGTTCCGCGTCGATCTCCTTCTGGACGGCGCGGGCGCCGGCGACGAAGTCGGTCAGCATCTGGCTCTGCGCCTCGGTCTCGATCTGGCTCAGATCCAGCCAGGCCCCGGCGGTGTCGGCGATCTCCCTTGCCCGGGTGAGTGCGGCTTCCCGTTTTTCGGCGTCGAAGGGCGGGGGGCGATTGTGTCCCTGCGGTGCGGGGGCGTCAGGCTCTGTCATCGTGGCCTCATCGTGTGGAGGGTGGAGGTTGAGACGGGGGCGAGGGTCGCCGCCATGGAAGGGATCAGGTCGCGCCGGCGCAGCAGATCCGCATGTTCGGCGCGACTGATCGGGGTCAGGTATGTCCAGAGCCGGGCCGGATCGCGCCTGTCCCCATCGCAGATCGCGACAAGCCGCTCCGGTTCGAGAAGTTCGCCGCTGTCCGGGCAGATCACCCGTTCGACGCGGATCTCCACCGGCACCCACGGCCCGCCCTTGGTCAGCCTGCAGCGATACCAGCCCGCTTCGGGCATCCCCTCATGGATGGGCGGCGCCTCCCCGGCCAGCGCGGCGCGGTGCCACGCATAAAGCACCGCCATGGGCGTCGGCTGCCGGATCATGCCAGCCAGACCAGCCAGATCGTGACGCCGGCAATCGCGAGGGGGATCAGCCAGCGCGCCATCAGAACACCCGTGCGGCGACGTTGATGGCGACGGTGAGGCAGATCGCCGCGCCCCCGGCCCAGACGATGGCGAGGGCGCGCCACCGGGCCGCCAGTCGCGCGCGGTTCATGCGGGCGAAGGCGTCGGCGTTGCGGCCAATAGAAAGCCCCTGCGGGCCTTTGGCTTCCGCAGGGGAGTTGGCCCGCTCGGACAGTGAAACAAGCGGGCTGACGGTTTCGGTCAGCATGCCCCGCACCCCGCAGATGCGGCGTCATGAGCGGCCGAGGCGACGCGCGCCGGGGCATCATGGAGGGCGAGAAGAAGCGCCGCGCAAAGCGCGGTGGCAGCGATACGGGAAAGCATGACGCACCTCTGGATGAGATGCGTCAGACCTTATTGGGGCAAAAGCCCCATTTCAAGCAAAAAGTTGTGCAACTGCACAAGTCGGGGATCACACCCCAGGCGCCGCGATTCCCGCGCAGATCAGCCCGACGATCAGAAGACCGCCCGCCAGCTTCGTGAACGAGGCCCGCTTCTCCGCCTCGGCGCGCCCGGCGAAATAGCCTCCGGCGACCAGAGTGGCCAAGGCAACCGCATAGATCATTGCATCATCTCCGCGAGGTCCGGGAACAGGGTCAGCCGGATCGGGTGCACCGCCCTGATCCGCTCATCCCAGACTGCATCCACGCCGCTGACCAGAGGGGTGATATTCCATAGTCCAGCCTTCGAGCCGCGCCGCGGTGCCCCCAGCAGGACTTGGCCCGCCCCGGTGACGACGACGCTGGCGCGGCCCGGGTAGGCCGAGACAGGCGCCGCCGCTACCTCGAAGACGAAAATCGACCCATGGGGATGCAGGGGGCCGATGTCCGCAGCCACCAAAAGCGCAGCAATATCAGCGCCCCGCAGCAGCTGGGGCTCCATGATGCGTCCGATCTGGTGGCCGAACCCCTTGACGCACCCTCCTTCGGCGATCCGGCCCACCACCGGCGTTGTCGGGCGGCTGGGCATCTCGCGCCGCGCGCCGGCGGCGATGATTTCGTCGATCCCCATGTCGAGTTGACGCGCGATCGCCTCGGCCGTGCTGACCTTGGGGCTGGACCGCCGCCGGTAAAGATCGCGGATCGCGGTCACCCCGAGGCCCGCCTCTATCGCCAGCGGAGCGGGCTTCAGCCCTCTCCGCTCCATCACGAGCTTGAGGCCCACCAGGAAATCATCGAGGTCGTTGTCGTCGGGATCGTGCATCATGGGTCAGTCTTGCCCCACTGGTGGTTCCAAAAACATGGGGCTGTTGCCCCTTGCAAGAATTGTGCTTTTGCCCCATCGTCCGGGCATGTCCGACACCGTCCTCATTGAACCGCTCATCGCCGCCTTCGTCGCGGAATGCCGCATCTATTGCCAGCGCCGCGGGATCTCTCTCGGGACGCTCGGGAGCTATGCCGCCTCCAACTCCAAGCTGTTTCAGAGGCTCGAAGCCAAAGGCGAATGTGAACTCCGCACGATGCGGAAGATCCGGGAATACATGCAGGCGAACCCGCCGAATGCCATTCGCAATCGCAGGAAGGCGCGGTGATGTCTCCCGGGAAATTCCCCGATCCCGCATTTGTCCGGTCGATCCGACGCAACTTCGTGTCGATCTGGTCGGACTACCTGCGCGACAACTTCGTCTCCACCGCGCATGTCGCCGTCACCTTCGGCGTCGATGAGTCTACGGCCCGGGGCTGGTGGGGAGCGGTGACCGGTCCCAGCGGGTTTGCCGTCGCGATTGCGATGACCATCCATCCCGAGGACATCCTCCGCCGGCTCCCGCCGGCAAGGAGGTGGGGAGGACGACTCAGGGCAGGATGCAGCCGCCGCTGGGGGCGCGCTTCGGCGGCCTGATGCTGGTAATCATCGTGACTCTGCCGTGGCCGGATAAGCGGCTCATGCCCAACGCCAAGCGTCGGTCGCACTGGTCGGCATATCGCGGCGCCATCAGGGATGCCCGGACCACCGCCTTCGCCCTCACCCGCTCCGCAATGGGGCGCCTGCGTTTCGCTGCGCCCCCGGCCATGGTCGTCTCATTCACCCCGCCAGATGCGCGCCGGCGGGATGACGACGGCATGATCGGTGCCTTCAAGCATGGGCGAGACGGCATCGCTGACGCGCTGGGGATCGACGACAGGCACCTGCGGCCGACCTATTCCTTCGACGCCCCGGCGCGCCCTGGCAGGATCATCGTCACCCTCACCGGCGAGGTGGCGACGTGAGCAAGCGGCGCCAGGACGACAACAACCCCAGCGACGTCTTCTTCTGGAAGGACTATGAGAGCGATCTTGCGCTGCGGGTGTGTTCGCTGGCCGCACAGGGGCTGTGGATGCGGATGCTGTGTGTCGCCGCGCGATCACAGGACCGCGGCTTCATGCTCATCAACGGTGATCCGATCACCGTGGAGGATGTCGCCGCGCTCGGCGGCTGCGACCCGGCTATCGCCGCCGATCTGCTGGAAGAATTGGAGCGCCGCGGCGTCTTCAGCCGCGACCGGAAAGGCCGCATCTACTGCAGGAAAATGGTTCGCGCCGAGAAACAGCGCAAAACAAACAAGAAAAACGGCTCGAAAGGCGGCAATCCAAGCCTGTCCTCAAGTCCCGGTAAAAACAGGAAAAATTCCGGGTCGGATAACCGAAATGCCAACCCCCCCCTTAACCCCCCATACTCCATACTCCATACTCCATCTTCGGAGACTTCGTCTCCTCAGACTCTTAGCAAGCAGCAGCAGCGCGCGCGAGGCGAAATCGACAAGGTCGATGATCCCCCTCCCGAACCCGCCGCCGCCGCCCCGGGGGGCTGGCACGACGATCTGCTCGACCGCGTCATGGCAGCCGCCGGAGTCGGAGGATCGGGACACATCCCGACCCACTGGATGCCGCCGGCCGCGGCGATCGCTGTCGCCCGCTGGGTCACCGACCTGAGCCTCACCCCCGACGAGATCGTCGAATGCGTGAGAGCCAGCCGCCAGCGTCATGCCGATCCGCCCAACGGGCCGAAGGCGCTGGACCGCGCCATGCAAAACCTCGCCGCCGCGAAGGCGGCGCCGCCGCTCGCCCCCTCGGCGAGCCCGTCACCCCGCTACCGACCGCGCGACACGACCGATCCAGCCGAGATCATGCGTCGCGCCTTTCCGGAGGAAGACTTTTGAGCCTGCACAACCACGACATCAGGAACCGCCTGACCCGGTTCCTGCAGCGCCGGCAAATCCCCCGGCGCATCGAGGACAAACCCGAAGCGCAGAACGACGAGATCAGGGCCCTGTGTCTGGCCATCGAGCGACATGCGCCGCGCGACCACGAGCGCCTGGCGCTTTGGTGGCCCCTGTTCGAGACCGCCTTGGGCGAGGCTGGGTCGGCGACCTTCTGGCCCACCGAACGCGAGATCCGCGACGCCGCCGGCCCCGCATCGCGTCGCCTGCACGAAGCCCATCCCGCGCCCGCCCCGCAACGCTTCGACGCCCACGCCAATACCGCGAGGCTGATCCGGGAGGGGAAGCCGGTCGGGGAAAACTGGCTCTACGGTCGCTTCGCCGTGGAGCTGCAGCTGCGCGGGCTGGTGAGCCGCGAAGAGGTCACCCGCTACCGCGACGCCGTCTATGCGTCCCGCGTCGCTGTCTGGGGCGAAGCCAAGGCCAGCGCCTGGCGCGCCGAAATGGAGGCCCAGCATCGCGCCGCCTGGCGCGTCGCCAAGGGGGATCAGACCCGGTCCTCTCGCGACATCACCGTCCCCAACACCCGTCCCAATCAGACCGAGGCCTGAGATGACCGCGTTTTCGCAACCCCTCAACTTCAACGAACGCTCGATCTGCTCGATGGCGGCGGTGTTGACGCCAGACGAGATCGCCCACCGGATCGACGCGCCGCTTCAGGTTGTCGTCGCCGTCCTCGCCAAGGCCCGCCTGATCTCGTCGCGTCGATGGGCGGGGATGAACCTGAAGACCGGGCGAGTCATCCACGGGCTGACCGAGCGCAGCGTCTACCTCCGGGTCCAGATCGCGGGGTGGACGGATTGGTGCTTTGTCGATCCCGCAGCTGTCGAGCCCGCCGCTGGCGAGCCGGAGCGGGCGGCATGATCGTCCCGTGGATCGTCAGCTGGAGCGGGGAGGAAGAATTCGAGGTGCGCCCCTGTCGCTACGCCGGCGGGCTGGCGATCTGGCAACCCCAGCGGCAGGGCGATGGAGTCCCGCGCTTCGCCAAGCCTCATGCGGTGCGCCAGCGCAAGGCCATGGCCGAGATGCGATGCTCCCTCTGCGGGGAAAGGACGGGACCGGAAGACCGCTGGTGGTTCGCCCTGGGTGAGGGACGCATGGATCTCCGTCACGGGCTGATGACCGAGGAACCGCCTCTGCATCGCGCCTGTGCCACAATAGCGGCCGCCCATTGTCCGAACCTGCGGGCCAAGGGCTGGCCGGCATCCCCGATGCCCATGCCGCAAGATCTGCTTCGCCAGATCGTCGGCGGTCTCGCCCTTCTCCAGGATTTTGGCATCGCCGATCGCGGCCGCATCATCACCGGCCACCTGAAACTGGGGTGGAGGTATGACCCCCGGCCACAATCGGAGGGTGCGGAATGACCAATCCGCACGACTTCCGGGTGATCGTCTCCAAAGACGGGCGTCGCTTCATCATGGCCAGCGGAAAATGGCGCTCCGAATGGCACGATCTCGCCGAACTTCCGCGCTGGCTAAGGTTCTATGAGGCGCTCTGGGGGCGCGGCGCCAGGCAAAAAGGACAGCCCGGCCCCTGGGCGAGATTTTATGCGGACGCTGTCGAAAAACTGCGCGCTCTCGCCGCCACCACAGCAGAAGAAGGCAGACGATGACGACGACGACGCGATGGGCCTTCGAGACGGAGGCGGCGCTGTGTCGCGCCTTCCTCGTCTCGATCCCCGACAACTGGGTGGCGTATCCGGAGACCTGCGGATGGGACATCCTGCTGGTTCACCGAACCGGAGGATGGCAGATAGGGATCCAGGCGAAGCTGACGCTCAACGCCAAGGTGTTGGTGCAGGCGATCAACCGGCGCAACGGCCCCGATGGTCCCGATTTCCGGGCGGTCCTGGTCGGGCGGATCAGTGCGGAGCATGACGCCCTCGCCCATGCCCTCGGTCTCACGGTCATCAGCCCGCGCGAGATGAGCCAGAGTCGCAGGCCGGGAGGCTGGTGGGATGCGCAGGGGCCGCTGCTGCCCGTCTTCCGGCCGGACCTGCCGCAGGACGAGACATTGGACCGCATCCCGACGTGGTGGTCGAGCTGGGATCACGCGGGGTGGTTCGACGAGTTCCCGACCGAGCGCCATCGGCTCCCGGAATATGTGCCCGAGGTGGCCGCCGGGGTGCCGTCGCCGATGATCCTCTCCGACTGGAAGATCAAGGCGATGCGCGTCTGCATCTGGGTGGAACGGATGGGCACGATTACCCGTGCCCAGTTCAGGGTGCTGGGCATTGATCCCTCCCGCTGGATGACCGGCCATTGGCTCGCCGCTGGTCCAAAGCGGGGGGACTGGGTCGCGGGACCGGGGTTCCCCGCGGCCCAGCTGCGGCGCGAGCATCCCGGCATCTACCCCCGGGTCGAGGCGGATTTCGAGACCTGGGCGGTGAAACTGCTGCCGCCGAAGCGGGAGGCGGCGGAGTGATGGGCGCGCTGGTGAGATACCACGGCGGCAAGGTCCGCATGGCCAGGCACATCGTCGGGCTGTGCCCCCCGCACGACTGCTACGTCGAGCCGTTCGGCGGCGGCGCTGCGGTGCTGTTGGCGAAGCCTCGGTCCAAGCTCGAGGTCTACAACGATCTCGACGGCGACATGGTCACCCTGTTCCGTGTGCTGCGGGACGACACCGAGGCGCTGGCCGCTGCTGTGGCGCTGACACCGTTCGCGCGCGAGGAACACCAGATCAGCTACCAGCCCGCGACCAGCGATCTGGAACGCGCGAGGCGGGTGCTGATCCGCAGCCATTTCGGGCATGGTTCCTCCGGCATTCATCGCGCCACCGGATTCCGGGCCGCGGGGATGCGGTCGGGAACGCTGCCTGTCCATGGCTGGATGACGCTGCCGCTGACGATCCGCGAGGCGGCGGAGCGGATGCGCGGGGTGGTGATCGAGCAGCGCCCTGCAGTGCAGGTCATGCAGGCCCATGACGGTGCGAACACCGTGCATTTCGTCGATCCGCCTTACCTGCCGGAGACGCGGGATGCTGGCCGGGACTATCGGCACGAGATGACCCGGGAGGACCATGTGGCCCTGTTGGACTGCCTGCTGGGGCTGCGTGGGGCCGTCATCCTGTCGGGCTATGCCTCCGCGCTCTACGACGACGCGCTGACGGGTTGGCGCCGCATCGAGATCGACACCCACGCGGATCGCGCCGCCGAGCGGACCGAAGTCTTCTGGTGCAACTTCGAGGACGTTCTTCCGCTGGCCACGATCATGGGGGGGCGGGGATGAACCATTACGCGCTGCCCGATGGCAACGTCCAGATCGCGTTCAGCGGCGGTCGCACCTCCGGCTACATGCTGCATCAGATCCTCGCCGCCAACGGCGGCCTGCCGGAGCGCGCGGTTGTCACCTTCCAGAACACCGGCCGCGAGATGCCCCAGACGCTGGATTTCGTGCAGGAGGTGGGCCACCGCTGGGGGGTCCGCGTCACCTGGCTCGAATACCGGGCAACCGCGCCGTTCTTCGAGATCGTCAATCACAACAGCGCCGATCGGACCGGCGCTCCGTTCGAGGCGCTGATCCGCAAGCGCAAGTTCCTGCCAAATCAACAGGCCAGGTTCTGTTCGACGGAGTTGAAGGTTCGGACGGCGAAGCGGTGGCTGCGCTCGCTGGGCTGGGACCGATGGACAAACTGTGTCGGTATCCGCGCCGATGAGCCGCACCGGCTGAACAAGCCGCCGCCGCGGGACCGCTGGGTGGTCTGGACACCGCTCGCCACAGCCGGGGTCTCCCGCCATGACGTCGCCGAGTTCTGGCGCGCCCAGCCCTTCGACCTGCGGCTGCCCAACGTCCGCGGCAACTGCTGGCTCGGAAACTGCGACGGCTGCTTCCTGAAGTCGGAGGCCCACGTCGCCGCTCTTGTCCGCGACTTCCCGGATCGCGCGGCGTGGTGGGAGCGGATGGAGGCACTGGCGACGGAGCTGTCGAACGCAGCCGGGATGACGCCGGGCCGGGGCGCCTGGTTCTCGAAACGCTACACGCGCGCGGAATTGCGCGAGTTCATCGCCCGTCAGGGTGATTGGGCGTTCGAGACCGAGGGCGCGCTCTGTCAGGCCAGCGAGGGAGATTGCACGGGATGAAGATCAGCGCCGAGATGGCCGAGATGATCCAGCGCGCCGTCGCCGAGGGGCGGGTGGAAAAGGTTGCTCCGGGCGTCAGCGGGATCGCGGCGCCGAAGACGCGCGGGCGGCCACGCACCCGGCCCGAGGGGGAGACCGCTTCGGAGGCCCGCGCCCGCCGCGCCGCGGCCAAGGCCGAGACCCTGCGTGACAGGCGGCGGTTCAAGACCACCGCCGTCCCGATGGGGGCACCGCGCATCGCGCCGGCCGATGCGACGGGCACCATCTATCCCGCCCGCGTCCTCGACGCCTCGGCCGGCGAGCCGGTGCTGAAGGACGGGTCGAGCAACGCGAAGATCGGCGGCGACGTCCTCAAGGGCCCGCTGCGCGGGGCGAGGATCTACACGCTGACGCTGGAGGAGCGGGCGACCTGTCCACGCAGCTGCGCCCTCTGGGCGACCTGCTACGGCAACGCGATGCCGCATCCTCGCCGCTGGCGGCACGGACCGGCCCTGGAGACCGCCATCGAGCGCGAGATCGCCTCGCTTTGCGCTACCTACCCGCTGGTGCTGATCCGCCTCCACGTCCTCGGCGACTTCTACAGCTTCGACTATCTCGCCCTGTGGACCCGTCTTCTGGACACCCATCCCGGTCTCCACGTCTTCGGCTTCACCGCATGGGCGCCCGGCACCCGCATCGGAGATGGCATCGCCCGGGTCCGTGCCGCGCTGGGTCACCGCTTCGCCATCCGGCATTCCGGCCGCACCGGGCGATGGGGCGCCTTCACGATCGAGGCTCCCACCGCCAGGCGCCGTGTGGGCGACGCCGTCGTCTGCCCCGAGCAGGCCGCGGCGATGCGGGGGGAGCAGGGCAGGCACTGCGGCAACTGCGGGCTCTGCTGGGCCAGCGACGTCCCCATCGTCTTCGTGGAGCATTAATGATGGTGTCGATCGCACAGGAATGGGCGGAGCTGCGGCCGCTGGGCGGCTTCACGATGATTGTCGCCGATCCGCCGTGGCGCATGGAGACGTGGAGCGAGAAGGGCAAGACGATCAAGGGGGCGCCGGGCCAGTATCAGTGCCAGAGCCTCGATTGGATCGCCGCGCTTCCGGTGCAGATCCTCGCCGCCGAGGACTGCATCCTCTGGCTCTGGGCGACCAACCCGATGATACCCCATGCGCTTGAGGTGATGGAGGCGTGGGGGTTCTGCTTCAAAACCGCTGGCCACTGGTCGAAGAAGACTGCCCGCGGCAAGCAGGCTTTCGGCACCGGCTACATCCTGCGCTGTGCAGGCGAGCCCTTCCTGATCGGCACCCGCGGCGCCCCGAAAACCTCACGCTCCGTCCGGTCGGTGATCGAGGCGCCGGTGCGCGAGCATAGCCGCAAACCGGATGAGGCATTCGTCGAGGCGGCGCGGCTGCAGCCCGATCACCTCTACCCCGGTGGTGTGAGGCGCGTCGAACTTTTCAGCCGTCAGCGGCGGCCCGGCTGGTCGGTCTGGGGCAATCAGGTCAGCCGGTTCGAGGCGGCACATCAGGCCGCACCCGGACCCGCGCCATTCGCGGATGGCCTGTTCGCAGGAGGGGCGTGATGGGCTCCAAATCGCGCATCGAGCAGAAGCTCCGGCAGAGTGACTCCTACCGCGCCATCGCCGCCTTCCTCGACGCGCTGGGCTGGCGGTTCGAGACGCATGGTCCCAGCGGCCACGGCCACCCCTATCTGATGATCCGGCTGCCCTGCGGCGGCATGCTCCGTCACACGATCGCATGCACCCCGCGCGCCGGCGGCAATCCGAAGGGGGCGCTATCGCATCTGCGCCGCGTCCTGCGCGACCACGGCTACGATGTCGGATGAGCGGCCAGCCACTCGCGGACGATCAGGACCAGGAGGTTGGAGACCGAGCGGCCGTCGGCAGCAGCTGCGCGCTCCAGCGCCAGCTTGTCGGCAGGGTCCAGCCGAAAGGACAGGGGCAACGTCTTGGTCATGTAGTCACCTGTAGTAGTCTGTAGTTGACCTATGGGTTATGACTACATATAACTACAGAGAGAACGCAAGCACAAGGAGACAAGGATGTCCCTCCCGATCACCGACTTCGACCCCTCGGACCACGATCCCCGCGCCGAGGCGCTGGCCCTCGCGATCTACAGCCGGACCAGCCCCTGCGGGGAGGGCTCCGATGACGCCTATCTGGTCAAATGCTTCGAGGTCACCACCGCCGCCTACACGGCAGGCCTCACCTTCGAGGAATGGCGTCGCGCCGCGCTGGATCGCCTCTATGAAGACCTGATCGGCTACAGCCCCTGCGCCGACTGTCCGTCCATGGCCACCGACGACATCGCGGCGATCCTGCGGGAATACCTGCGGGTCGCCACGTCGCCGGCCGAGCCCGGCCCCACCGAGGCCACCGCGATCTATCTCGTCACCGCCACCTACTGCACCCGCACCGGGCGCATGGGCCGCGCCGATTTCTCGATCACCGCCGCGTCGATGGACGACGCATTCGCCCGCGCCCATGCCACCGTGGCGCGTCGGGGGCGCTCCAAGATCGACCTCCGCATCACCACGCCCCGCCTCACCGCCACCAAAATGGATGCCTGATATGACCGACATCGAGGACCGCATCGACGCGCTCACGTTGGAGGCGCTGGACATGGCCGAGGACGAGCTGACCGCAGCGCATCTGGGCGCGCGCCTGATCACCAGCGCGGCGGCGCTGGCCGGGCACTACGACAGCCCCCGCTCCGTCATCCAAGACCTCCTGACCGATGTGCGCCACGCCTGCGATCTGGCAGGGCTATCGCTGGCCGAAATCGACCGCGATGCCCATCGGGTCTACCTCGAAGAACGTGGCACCGACACCCCGGGCTGACCCACTGGTGACCGGCCTTGCGGGGCCGGCATCCCGTGCGCCAGCATGACCCACAGCAGCGCGGGGCCGACTCGCACATCAGGAGAAACAAGATGACCACCAAACCCACCGAGGACAAATACGGCAGTTTCGATGACCTCGCCGTTGCGCTCGCTGCCACCCCCTACTGGCCGCAGGAGCGTATCGACGCCTTGGCTGCCGAGATCGAGCTTAGGAAGAAGACCTTCGACAAGATCAACTGGACCGGCCTCGTCAAGCTGTCCAGCGAGCATTTCACTACGCCCCAGCCGGTGTATGTCTGCCATAACAGCGCAGGAGACATCCGCCTTGAGCCGGCTCGGATTTTCGCGCCCTACGGCAATTCGCCCCCCATCTGAGGGCGGCGTCGCAGGCTAATGAATCATAACATGCAACATCTGGTGGGGGCGGCGCTTGGGCCCCTCTACACCTGTTGCGCGAATGCCCTCTGGTGCTGCATATTGAGCAGCAATGGCGGATACACCGCCGCGAGGGACATGGCAGGATGCCGCGGTCAAGCGCAAAGGATCAGTCGCGCCCGATGACCGACCGGCAGAAAGCATTCTGCCGGGAGTATCTGCTCGACCTCAACCAGACCGCCGCCGCGATCCGCGCAGGATATGCGCCCGAGTCCGCAGCCGTGACCGCGTCCAAGCTGATGCGCGATCCGCGCGTCCTCGCCCAGATCGAGGCCGGCAAGGCCTCCCGGGCGGAGAGAACCGAAATCGACGCGGATCGCGTCATCGCGGAACTGGCCAAGATCGGTTTCGCCTCGATGCGCCAGTTCATCAGCATCGACGGCAATGGCCAGCCCGCCATCGACCTCACCTCCACACCGCTGGACGATCTGGACGCGCTCGCCGAGGTCAGCACCGAGACCGTCGTCGAGGGACCGGGAGAAGCCCCGATCTACGTCCGTAAGACCAAGATCAAGCTGCACGACAAGATCAAGGCCCTGATGGCGCTCGCCGAGCATACCGGCGCCTTCAGCAAGCGCGACGAAGGCCTCGCCAACGCCTTCGCCGATGCGTTCAAGCAGCTGGTCGACCGCGGGTCGAAGGCGCCCCTGCGCCGCACCGGGGGCACGAGTTGAGCCAGGTGCGCCCCATCCCCACCCCCGAAGAGGTCGACGAGGACTTCGACCCACAGACCGATGCCGATCTGCTGCGGGCGCTGGCTTCATGGCGCTGGCGCATCTATTCCGGCCGGCTCTACAAGATCACCACCAAGGGCGATGACGCCGCCGATGACGAGCCCGAAATCGCGGCCCCCTTCCGGCCCAATGCGGCGCAGCGCGAACTCCTCGACGATCTGCACTACCGCAATGTGATCCCGAAGGCCCGCCAGCTGGGCTTCTCCACCCTGATCGAAATCCTCGGCCTCGATCAGGCTCTGTTCAACCGGGACCAGGAAGTCGTCGTCATCGCTCACACCAAGGATGCGGCCACCAAGCTCTACCGGAAGAAGGTGTGCTTCGCCTACGACAACCTCCCCCCGTTCGTCCGCGCGCTGGTCCCCACCGTGGAGCGGACCCAGACGCAGATGGTGTTCGCCAATGGCTCATCCATCGAGGTGACCTCGTCGGCCCGGGGCGGCACCCCGCATTTCCTGCACATCTCGGAGATGGGCAAGATCGCGGCGAAATACCCGGACAAGGCCGTCGAGATCACCACCGGCTCGCTGCAGGGTGTCCCCGCAACCGGGATTGTCTTCATCGAGTCCACCGCCGAGGGCCAGAGCGGCAGCTTCTACGACATCTGCACCCGCGCCGAACGTCGCGCCGCGACCGAAGCCGCTGAACCGCTGACCAACCTCGAATATCGCTTCCATTTTTTCCCATGGTGGAAGGCGCCGGAATACCGGCTGCGGCCCGAGCAGACCGCCAGGATCAAGATCAGCGCGAAGGAACACCTCTACTTCGACACCGTCGAAGGGGCGATGGATTGCGAGATCGACCTGCACCAGCGCGCCTGGTATATCGCGAAACGCGACACCGACTTCGCAACCACCCCCGACCTGATGTGGCGGGAGTATCCGTCCACCCCCACCGAATGCTGGCAGGCCTCGACCGAGGGCAAATACTACGCCACCGCCATGCTGATCGCCCGGCGCGAGGGCAGGATCTGCAAGCTGCCCGTCCTGCGCCACGTCCCCGTCAATTCGTTCTGGGATCTGGGTGCGGCCGACGACACCGCGATCTGGCTGCATCAGGACGTCGACGGCTGGGACCACTGGATAGGCTTCCATGAAGCCGCAGGGGCCGGCTACCTCCATTTCATCGAGTGGATGGAGAGCCAGCGGTTCATCTGGGGCCGCCACTATCTCCCCCACGACGCCGACCAGAAGCGTCAGCAGAACCAGCACCGGCCCAGCGATTTCGCCCTCGCCTCGCCGGTGATGATCCTGCGCGAGATGCGGCCGTCATGGACGTGGCAGGTGGTGCCGCGAGTCCAGAACATCCAGCACGGCATCGACCTGACGCGACAGGCTTTCCCCCGCTTCCGCTTCGATGAAGAGGCCTGCAAGGAGGGCATCGCCCACATCGAAAACTACTCCCGCGAGTGGAACACAAGGCTGCAGGTCTGGCACGATCATCCGCGCCACGACGAGCATAGCCACGCCGCCGACGCGATCCGCCAGCACCCCCAAGGCTACTCCCGCACCAACGCCGCCGCCGAGGCCAAAGCCCGGGCGGCGAATGGCTTGACCGAACGCCCGCGCCGCCGCGCCACAGGACTGACCGCATGACCGATTTCCCCCCCCTCGATCTCCGCCTCCGCGCCTTCGAGCGGATCACCAAGAACATCATCCTGATCGGGAGTTGGTGGCGAACCGGCCGGGCCAGCTACGAACCATGTCTGGTCCTGCTGCATCCCGGCCGGCCAATTGCCCGCGGCCGCACCACGCCAGTAGTCATCCTCATGTCCGACCTCTGGCGTTTCGCCATGCCGGAGGATCGCAGCGTCGGAGACCCCGTCTATGCGGGCCTGAGGATCAACGAATGGCTGGGGGCGGGGCTCCTTCCTGGTAGCGCCCACCACGCGCGAGACCACGTCGCAATCCTCGACGCCATCAACGACGGAATCCGCGACGTGTTCCATATGCCACCCGATCCACCGGAGATTTTCGGCAAGTCTCTGCCCATCGGGGAGGTCACAATGACGGATCGCGCCTCCGGCCGCACGATCGAGACGGAGATCAGCACCGATGTTTGATCCTGAAAAGCGCGCCCGCCACGAGATTTCCGGCTCCCTGATCTATTCGGGGCGCCGGAAGGGGGTTGCCGGGGACACCTATCTTCCCGCCGATGCCCGCAGCCCCGAAGCCGCCCGCCGGGCCAAGGCCTCGTTCCTCGACAGCGAGCAGGCCGAGCGCATCCACGTCAATCTCATGGGCCACTATATCCGCGAGCTGGACCGCCAGGCCGAAAACCGGCTCGAAATGGCGCTTGACGAGGATTTCTACGACCACATCCAGTTCACCGACGAGGAATTGCAGATCCTCGCCGCCCGCGGACAAGCCCCGCTGGTCTTCAATATGATCCAGACCTCCGTCAACTGGGTGCTGGGCACCCAGCGGCGCGCCCCGATGGACTACCGCGTCCTCAGCCGCAAGAAGGCGGGGACACAGGCGGCGGAACGCAAGACGCAGCTGCTGAAGCATGTCAGCGATGCCAACGGCTTCGATCATGTCACCTCCGACGCATTCGCCTCGGCCGTGAAGGCGGGGCTGGGCTGGCTGGAAGGCGGTCAGGCCGGCCCCGACACCCCCGGCCCGGTGATGCTGCGGTCGGAGTCGTGGCGCTCGATGCTCTGGGACTCCACCTCGACCGCCTATGACATGCAGGACGCCCGCTACCTGATGCGGTCGAAATGGCTGGACGCCGACATCGCCCACGGGATGTGGCCGGATCGGCGCGGGCTGGTGGAACGCAGCATCTCGCAGGCCTCGGCCGGCCTGTTCATGCTCGACGAACTCGGCGACGAGCCCATGGACCATGCGGAGGCCGAGCATTTCGGTTTCGGCGCGTCGCGCGGTCACACCCTCACCTCTGGGTCCGCGAGCCGGGACCGGGTCCGCGTGATCGAGTGCTGGTTCAAGCGCGTCGTCGGCGATGCCGCCGTCATCCGCGGCGGCCAGTTCGCCGGCGAGTTGTTCGACCCGTGGAGCCCGGGCCATGTCGGCGAACTCAACGCCGGGCTCGCCTCGCTGTCGATCCAGCCCCGCCAGATCGTGCATGTCGCCCTGTTCACCGATGCGGGCCTGCTCGACATCCGCCGCAGTCCCTATCGGCACAACCGCTACCCCTTCACGCCGATCTGGGGATACCGCCGCGCCCGCGACGGCATGCCCTACGGGCTGATCCGCGGGGTGCGCGACATCCAGCGCGATCTGAACCGGCGCGCCGCCAAGGCCCTGCATCACCTCTCCACCACCCGGGTCACCGTCCAGGAGGGCGCGGTCGACGACATCGAGACGCTGCGGGACGAGGCCGGCCGGCCCGACGCGGTCATCGAATACAAGTCGGGCCAGCCCGCACCCGTGGTTCAGAGCGACACCAACATCGCCGCCGCACACATCGACCTGATGAGCCGCGACGCCCAGATGATCCAGTCCATCGGCGGTGTCACCGACGAGAACATGGGCCGATCCACCAACGCGAAGTCGGGCAAGGCGATCATCGCGCGCCAGGATCAGGGCGCGCTGGCCACCTCCACGTTCTTCGACAACCTCCGCCGCTCCCGCCAAATCCATGGCGAGAAGACCATCATCCTCTGCGAGCAGTTCTACACCGAGGCCGACGAGATCAGGATCACCGACGCCCGCGGCAATCCCGCCTTCGTCCCGATCAACGACGGCGCCCCCGAGAACGCCATCGCCGCCTTCAAGGCGGATTTCGTGCTGGGCGAGGAGGAATGGCGCCTCACCGTGCGCCAGGCGCAGGCCGAAGCCCTGCTGGACCTCGGTGGACGCCTCGCCGCGACGGCCCCGCAGATCGTCGTCCAGATGCTCGACCTCATCGTCGAGGCCATGGATGTGCCGAAGCGCGACGAACTGGTGAAGCGCATCCGCCAGATCACCGGCGTCGAAGACCCCGACGCGGACCCGAACAATCCGACGCCCGAACAGATGCAGATGGCGGAACAGAAGGCCCAGGCCGCCGAGATGCAGAAGCGGCAGGCCATGGCGGCGCTGGCCGAAGTGGAAGCCAAGGCGCGGAAGATCACCGCCGAAGCCTCGAAGGCCGAGGCCGCGACCGCCACCGACCTGATCGCGCAGATGACCGCGGCCATGGAGGCGGCGCTGCAGATCGCCGGCGCCCCGGCAGTCGCCGCCGCAGCCGACCAGATCCTCGGGGATGCCCGGCTCGCCGCCGGTCTCCCCCCCGACATGGCTGCCCAAGGCGCCATGCCGCCCGTTCCCACCGCGGCACCGCCCGCGACCGTCCCGCCAGTGAGCCAAGGAGCCTGACATGCGCCTCAATCAGTCCGACAACGACCACCTCCCTCCCGACCAGCTCGACGCCGCCGCGCTCAAGGATGTCGGTTTCACCGATGCCGAGATCGCGGCACTGTCGACCGGGGATGATCCCGTGATCGCACCTCCCGCAGCCGCCGCAGCCGCTGCTGCCGAGCCCGCAGAGCCCGCAGAGCCCGCAGTCGGTGCCGCGCCCCCGGCTGCGGCTGCCGCCGCCGCTGCCGCTGCCGCTGCGGTGGAGGCAACCGCGACCGGGGCGGAGGCGGAGCCGGAAGAACCCTCCCGCGAACCCCCGGTGCCCGATCTCTCCGCCGTCGAGGCGCGCATCACGAAGATCGACGAGGAGTTGGTCGCGCTCTACGACCGCTATGACGATGGCAGCCTGACCCGCGCCGAAATGCAGGCGCAGCAGGCCGCCCTCAGCGCCGAACAGGCGAAGGCGCAGCATGCCATCGAGATGGCGCAGCGCCAGATGGACGAGCACAACAAGAAGATGGTCGACCACTGGAACGCCCGCCTCGGCGCCTTCCAGGAACTGGCCCCCGAGTTGTGGACCGACACCCATCGCGACAGCTGGGATGCCACGCTCCGCGAGGTCACCGGCAACACCGCCAATGTCAGCCTCACCCGCGACCAGCAGATCCAGCTGGCCTACAGCATCTATGCCACCCGGCATCAGGCGCTGACCGGTCAGGCGCTGCCCTCGGCCGCCACCGTGACCGCGAAGCGCCAGACCGGTCCCAAGATCGAGCAGCGGCGCGACCCGCGGCCGGATGCCCCGCCGACCCTCGCGGGCTTCAATTCGGACGGCAATGCCGAGCTGGAGGACAGCGCGTTCGCGGCCATCGACCGCATCAAGAACCCGCTGGAAATGGAAGCCGCGCTCGCACGGCTGCCCCCCGACCAGATCGAACGCTTCCTCAAACTCTGACGCCCGAAAAGGACCATCGCCGATGTCGTGGAAAACCCGAGTCGTCCCCACCAATGACGGCTCCACGCCGGAAATCCGCATCGGCGATGACATCGTCCTGAAGTTCGTTCAGATCGGACAGCGCGCCGCCACCATCATCATCGAAGCGCCGCGCGAGATGCCCATTACCCGGGTCTCGCGCTGCGATCCCTAGACCGTTGCTCCGATACCCCAAGATGTGGTAGGAATGCCCAACGCCAAGCATAGGACGTGCCTGGGTCAACACCGTATTGACCGAAGGAGAGTCCGATGCAGACCGTGATCGGCGTCAATGACCCCAAAGCGGTTCGTCGCTGGGCCACCTCGCTGGCCACCGACACCGAAAAGCAGAGCTACTGGTCGCGCTTCGTCGGGACCGGCGAGAACAACATCATCGAGCGCAAGGTCGATCTGGAAGACGAGGCGGGCGACACCGTCCAGTTCGACCTGTCGATGCGTCTGCGCGGCGGCATGACGCTGGGCGATGACCGCGTCGAGGGTTCGGCCGAGGCGCTGACCTTCTACACCGACGAGGTGAAGATCGACCAGGCCCGGAAAGGCGCCTCCGCCGCCGGCCGCATGAGCCGCAAGCGCCTCCTGCACGACCTCCGCCGCATCGCCCGGGACCGCACCTCGGAATATGTGGCGCAGTGGATCGACGAGGGCTATTTCGTCTACCTCTCGGGCGACGCCAACTTCAGCGCGATCAACCAGGACGCCGTCTTCAACAAGCCCTTCGCCGGCAACCCGATCCACGCGCCGGATGCCGACCACCTGCTCTACGCCGGTGCCGCCACCTCGAAGGCGACGCTCACCGCCGCCGACAAGATGAACGTGGCTTTCCTTGAGCGCGTCGCGGTGAAGCCGACGATGATGAACGCGACCAACCCCGACGTCATCCGCATGAGCCCGGTGACGGTCGAGGGGTCCAAGCACTTCATCGTGCTGATGACGAAGTTCCAGGCCTACGACATGCGGGTGGAGACCGGCGATCTCTCCTGGTCGAAGATCCAGCAGTCGCTGGCGACCTCGGAGGGTCGGAAGTCCCCGATCTGCAAGGGCGGTCTGGGCATGATCTCGAACCTCGTCCTTCATGAGCATGAATCGGTGCGCCGCTTCGGCGACTATGGCGTCGGCGGCAACCTGCCCGCGGCGCGCGGGCTGCTGCTGGGCCGGCAGGCCGGTGTCGTCGCCTACGGCAGCGCCGGCAACGGCGCACGGATGACGTGGGTGGAGAAGCTGGTGGATGCCGACAACCAGGTCGAAATCTACTGCGGCGTGATCATGGGCATGAAGAAGACCCGGTTCAACGGCCGCGACTTCGGCTGCTGCGCGCTGGATACCTACTGCCGCGATCCCAACGCGATCGTCTGATCCATCGGGGGGCCGCACGGCCCCCTGACCCTTTCCGCATCGCACAAAGGTAAGAGACATGGCGATCAAGCAGAGCGCGTATTTCAAGGGGAACTCGCGCACCCCCGTGCCGAACCCGCACCGCAAGGGCGAAGTGATCGAATACATGTTCACGCATGTGTTTGCCGAGACCGTGGCCGCCGCCGACATCCTCGACCTGTTCCCGATCTTCCCCTACGGCCGGATCGTCGGCTTCGACTGCGCATCCGAGAACCTGGGCGCCGTCAACCTGACCATCGGCCTGATGTCCGGCAGCCCCGGCTCGCTGGACGCCGCGCGCACCTCGGGTTCCGAACTGGTCAACGCCGGTGCCGCCGGCGCCCCGGCGACCACCGCGCTGACCGCGCTGGCCGCGCTGGCGCAGAACGGCGACACCCCGGTTTCGGTCGGGCTGAAGACGTCGGCCGACATCGTCGCGGGCGCCACCAAGAAGCTGCACTGCCGCATCCGCGTCGTCTCCTGACGCGGTCCGAGGGACGGTTGAAAGCGCCCGCTCCGGCCCACCGCCGGGGCGGGCAATTGCGAAACCGAAAGGGGAGACCTGATGTCCAACATTCTCATCATCGAGGCGCTGCAGAAGCGCCCGGGTGGCAGCCATCATCGCGTCGGCGACGGCACCGCCTACCATTTCGCCGATGACGGCACCGGCCGGCATGTCTGCGCCATCGCCTCGGCCGACCACGCCCAGCAGTTCCTGCGGGTCGCCGAGGGCTTCCGCCTCGCCGGCACCACCGCCGCCACCTCGATCGGCGTCCCCCCGGTCTCGCCCGCGCCGGCCCCGCAGGTGTCGCCCGCTCCGGTCCCGGCACCCGGCGGCGTCGAACCCGCGGCCACCGCCACCGTGATCGAGCCCACGCCCGCGCCCACGCCCGCGCCCGCACCCGCGACGGAAACCCCGCTGGCGCTGGTAGACATGTCGCTGGACCAGCTGCGCGATCTCTTCGCCAAGGAGGTCGGCCGTGAGCCGAACGCCCGGGCCAAGGCCGAGACGCTGATCGCACAGATCGAGGCGACGCGGGCGGAGCGCGCCTGATGGCGCGCCGGGGGCGCCGGAAGACGCCCGGCGCCCCCGGCGACTACTGGAAGCACGATCGCACCCCGCGGCGCCCGTCGTTCTGGCGCCGCCTGTTCGGCAAGCGCCGATAGGAGAACCTGATGGCCTTCCGGGCAAAAGACGTGATGCGCCGCGCCTCAACGATCCTGCAGGACAGCGGGGCCGTCCACTGGCTCGCGGCCGAACTGTTCGCCTACCTGCAGGACGGGATCCGCGAGGTTGTCGCGATCAAGCCCAACGCGAACAGCCGCATCGTCATCCTCAGTCTCGTCGCGGGCACCCGGCAGGAACTGCCCGCCGAGTATTCGATCCTCTCCCGGGTGATCCGCAACATCGTTCAGGGCCAGGAGGAACGGGGCGGCGCCGCGATCCGGCCCATCGACCGGTCCGTGCTGGATGCCCAGATCCCGGGCTGGCAGGACAAATCGGTGATGCCCTTCGCCCGCGCCGTGCTGCATGTCGTCCATGACATGACGACGCCCCGGCAATTCTACGTCGTCCCCGGCAACAACGGTGAGGGCCGCATCGAGGCCGCCGTGGGTGTCGTCCCGCTGGAGCTGTCCGGGCCGACCGGCAGCGCCATGCTCGACGTCGAGGCCTACGACTCCTTCGTCGATCTCCCCGACCTCTACCGCAACCCGCTGGTCGACTATGTCCTCTACCGGGCGCTGTCGAAGGACTCCGGCGAGGCCAATGCGGCGGCGCGGGCCACCGCCCACTACAGTTCCTTCACCGCGGCGCTTGGCGCGATCAACACCGGCGAAGCGGCGATGTCGCTGGGGTCGCGCTGAGGTGCGCAGATGGTCACCACGATCAAGCTGACGCCCTTCCTCGCCTACATCCTGCCCCGCGCCCCGGGCTGCCCCGATCCGGTTGCCCTGTTCCAAACCCGCCTCGCCGCCATCGAGTTCTGCGAGCGGACGCGCTGCTGGCGGCATATGGTGGAGGCCGCGCTGAACGAGCAGGGGCAGGCGATTGTTGCCCCGCCCGGCAGCGCCATCCATGAGATCGAGGATGCGACGCTGGACGGCCGACCGCTGGACCCCACCCAGATCACCGATCTGGCCCATGACGGCGTCGCCCAGACCCCGATGACCGGGCAGGCGAAATACCTGACCCAGGTGACCCCCGACACCGTGTCGGTCTACCCCTTCGAGCCGGGCGTCCTGCGGCTGTCGCTGTTCCTGAAGCCGCGCCACGGGCAGTCCTTCGGCGGAGACCCGGACGATCCGCTCGACGACGCCAACAACCGCGCCCCCGACTTCCTGCTGACCCAGCATGGGGAGACCATCGCGGCCGGGGCGCTGAGCCGGATCCTGTCGATCCCCGGCCAGCTCTGGACCGACGCCAAGGCCGCAACCGCCTTCCGCGCCGTCTTCGACGAGGCGATGCGGGGCGCCTTTTCCAGCAAGATCAGAGGCCAGCAGCGCGCCCCGGTGCGGACGAAACCGAGGTGGCTCTGATGCGCGTCCAGATCGCCAACTTCAAAGGCGAGATGCCGCGCCTCCACCCAAGGCTTCTGCCCGAGAACTACGCGCAAGCCGCGCGTGACATCGTGCTGGAAGACGGCGCGATCCGGGCGTTGCGCGAGCCGGTCACCGTCCACCAGTTTCCCGGGCCGGTGCAGCGGATCATCCGTCACGACAGCGCCTGGCTAGGCTTCGACGCCGATGTCGATGCCACGCCCGGGCCCGTGGCCACCTCGCGGCTCTACATCACCGGCGACGGCGCCCCGAAGATGCGGGTCGACGGCCAGACCTACCCGCTGGCCCTGCTGCCCCCGACCGACGCGCCCACGGTCGAAATCCTCGGCACCGTGGATGTAGCCATCGCCGAGGAGACGCTGTTCGCCTACACCTATGTCACCCAGTGGGGCGAGGAGTCGCCCCCGTCGCCTCTGACGGAGCCGGTGCTATGGCACTCGCCTCTGCAGGTCTTCCTGCAGGGCTTCGTCACCCCGCCCGCCGGGCGCGGGATCACCCTGATCCGCCTCTATCGCTCCCAGACCGGCAGCAGCGGGGAGACCGCGCTGCATTTCGTCGCCGAGTTCTCCGCCTTCGATCTGTCCCACACCCATCTGCCGCTGGACGAGCCGATCCAAGAGCCGGTGCCTAGCACCGACTATGACGCGCCGCCGGCCGGGATGCGCGGGATCATCCCGATGCCGAACGGCATGATGGCGGCCTTCGACGGGAAGGAGGTGCTGTTCTGCGAGCCCTACATCCCGCATGCCTGGCCATCGAAATACGTCCTCACCGTCGCCTATCCTGTCGTCGGGCTGGTCGCGCTGGGTTCCGCGCTTGTCGTGCTGACCACCGGCACCCCCTACATCATCCAGGGCACCCATCCCGAGTCGATGATGCAGGAGAAGGTGGAGTCGAACCTGCCCTGCGTCGCGCGCCGCGGAATCGTGGATATGGGCTATTCGGCGCTCTATCCATCGCCGGAGGGCATCGTCTCGATCTCGCTTTCCGGCGCGCAGGTCATCTCGCGGGAACTGTTCACCGCGGACCAATGGACGGCTCTGGAACCGTCCACCTTCATCGCCACCTCCTATCGCGGCCGATACCTGTTCTCGCACCTCGATGGGGCGGCGCGCCGGATCGGTGCGATCGACACGACCGGAACGCAGCCCTTCTACGAGCGCGCCGACATCAGCGCCGAGGATCTGCATCTCGAAATCCAGACCGGCGCGGTCTTCATGCTGCAGGGCGCCGAGGTCCGGTTGTGGGAGGCGGGTGCGAAGCGTCCCTATCTCTGGCGCAGCCGCCTCTACCACCACGTCCATCGCGAGGGTTTCGGCGCCTTCAAGATCGACACCGAACGCGACGGCGCCACCGTCACCCGCTTCTATGCGGACGGCACCCTGCACCACAGCAGCGACGCGATCGACACCCCCGGGCGGCTGCCGGCCGGCAAGGCCACCCGCTGGGAGGTCGAGGTTGAAGGTGACGCCACAATCAGCGGCATCTCCTTCGCCGCGACGATCGAGGAGCTGCTGAGGTAGCCATGGCCGTCGCACCGGAAACCATGCAGCAGCGGCGGCTCCGCGAGACCGTCGAAATCCTCGCGGGCGAGCGCGGGGACCGGTCGAAGCGCGCGGTCAGGCATTCGGAACTGCAGGCCGCCGTGGCCGCCACCCCGCCCCCCATCGACACCGATGGCGTCACCGAGATCGTGGAAGGCGTCGTCGAAAGTGTCGCTGGACCGATGCAGCAGCAGATCGAGCAGGCCCTTGCCGATGCCGCCGCCGCCGGCGCCGCCGCCTCGGCGGTCCGCGACGATCTGGAAGCCGAGGCCTCGGAACTGCGCGGTGACATCGCAGCCGTGTCGGCGGAGGCAGCCCAGATCAACACCGATCTCACCGCGCGGGCGGATGAGTTGCGGGAAGACGTCGACCGGATCAGCGGCGATGCCGCCCAAATCAGTGCGTCGCTGTCGGCCAGCGTCGACAACCTCCAAGGGCAGATCGACGGGCTGCAGATCGCCTACGATGACACCGCCCAGGCGGTTCTGGCGGCTCAAGGCTATGCCACGGACGCCAGCACGTCCGCGGGCGCCGCCGCGCAGATGGCAGACGCTGCCAGCGGGTTCGCAAATGCGGCATCCGGCCACGCCGACTTCGCGGCGGCAAAGGCCGATGAGGCAGGTCAACACGCGCTTGCCGCATCCGAGCAGGTCACCCTGGCCGAAACCGCTGCTGGCGCCGCGACCACCGCCCTTGGTCAGGTCGCGGAAGCCGTCGAGACGGCCGAGGGGCATGCCGCCACCGCCGGAATCTCGGCAGACGCCGCGGCCAACAGCGCCAATGCGGCCGGGGATGCTGCCGACGCCTCGGCCGGCAGCGCCTCCATCGCGTCGACCAAGGCCGACGATGCGGCCCGGGAAGCACTGGCGGCACAGACGGCCGCCACGGAGGCCACGACTGCCGCCAACAACGCCGCCAACACCGTCATCGAGCAGGTTTCACAGGCGATCACCGATGCGGAAGGCCACTCCGCGGCTGCCGGCATCTCGGCGCAGGCGGCGGCCAACAGTGCGCAGGACGCACAGGACGCCTCGGGCGCCGCCTCCGGCTTTGCCGATGCCGCCTCGGGCTTCGCCAACACCGCGTCGACCAGGGCCGATGACGCCGGCCAATATGCGCTGGCGGCAGAACAGCACATGATCGACGCGCAAACCGCGCTTGGGGGCGCCACCAGCCTTTTCGATCAGGTCGCGGAGGCCGTGGAGACGGCGGAAGGGTTCGCCACCACCGCGGGATCCACGCAGAGCGTCGTCGCGCGCATGTCGCTGCAGGCCGGAGAGGCGGCACGGGGCAACTTCGCCCCACGATCCACCTTCGAGGATGGCCTGCGCGACGGCTACTCCACCACATCGCAGGTCACCGATGTGCCAGCCCCGCATCCGCTCGGACGAACGAAGGCGCTGCGCCTTGGGGTCAGGGACACGCAAGGCTATCGGATCGGCACCACCGGCGCCAACGAGATGTGGCATGAGAACCTGGTGGGCCGCACCTTCCGGGTCAGGGGCTGGGTCTACAACGCCGCCGCCAGCGATGCGCGGATCGGCATCCGCTACACCCGCCTCAGCACCGGCACCAGCAGCTTCACCCCGATAGCGACAGCCCCGGCGGCGGGCGGTGCTTGGGTCGAAGTGGAGGCAGAACGGACCTTCACCGAAGACTGCACCGACTGGAACCTCTGGCTGCAGATGAACGGGACCACCGGGCCGGCGACGGAATATGCCTGGTGGACCGATCTCGAATGGCAGGACATCACCTCGGAAACCGCAGCCGAAGATGCTGTCGAGGCCGCGGCGGGGTTCGCGAACACCGCATCTGTCAAGGCAGACGATGCCGCCCGCGAGGCCGCGGCCGCAGGGGAATGGGCGACAGCTGCGGAAACCGCGGCCTCGAACGCCGCGAACAGCGTCATCGAGCAGGTTTCACAGGCGGTCACCGACGCCGAGGGCCACTCCGCCGCCGCGGGTATCTCGGCGGACGCGGCGGCACGAAGCGCAGATGACGCCGCCTCCGCCTCGGGCGCCGCCTCCGACTTCGCCGATGCGGCTTCCGGCTTCGCCAACACCGCGTCGACCAAGGCCGATGACGCCGCGCGCGAGGCACTGGCCGCCGCGCAAGCCGTCACCGATGCCGAAACCGCCGCCTCGAACGCCAATACGGCGCTGGAACAGGTCTCGCAGGCCGTCGACGATGCCGGCAACTTCGCGGCGATGGCCGGCATCTCCGCCACCGCGGCGGCCTCGATCACGTCCCGGGCGATCTCGGCGATCACCGATCCGTTTCTTGATCGTGAGGAGCCGGGCTACTGGCAGCGGTTGGGGGGGCAAGCCCAGCTGACCAAGACCGACAACAAGGTGTTCTCCACCGGCAAGACGTGGTCCTTCATCACCCCCGCCGGGGCCGACGAAGGCGTCTCCACCGAAAGCACCGACACCCAATGGACGGGCATGGCCGGCGCCTCCGCCTATCTGGTTGAAATCGAGTTCACCCTTGTCTCCGGGTCACTGGCCGGCGCCGGGGTGCGCGTCGACTGGATCAACGATGCCTCAGAGGCCTTCTCCGCGGAGAAACCCCTGTCCGAAATGATGCTGGGGACGCTCCGGCTGGGCGACAACATGACCGCCTCCGGCATCTTCGCGATGCCCGAGGCCTTCGCCGGCGCCTTCGCCTCGAACGCCCTGTTCGCGTTCGTCAACCACGCCGCATTCACGAAGGCCGCGAAGACTCTCGAACTTCATCGGATCGCGATCCGGCCGGCGACCGCCGAGGAAACCGCCGGCGGCATCGTCGAGGCCGCCATCGACGCGCGGGTCTCCGAAGAAGCCGCGGCGCGTGTGGACGGCGATGAAGCACTCGCCACCCGCGTCGAGATGGTCGAGGCCGATTATGGCGACCTCAGCGCCTCGGTGACGCAAACCGCCAATGCCATCGCCACGATCGAGGGCAACATGGCGGCGACCCTCAGCTTCCGCGTCCAGGCCGGCAGCGAGGGCGCGCTTCTCGAACTGGTGGCCTCTGACGGGCCGGATGGCCCGGTCTCGGTGGCCCGCATCGACGCCACCGAGATCCTGCTGAACGGCACCGTCACCGGCCAGCACATCCAGGCCTATTCGATGGACGCCTCCATCATCGGGTCGGGCAAGCTGACCTCGGACTATATCGAGGTCACCACCCTTCTGGAGATGAGCGCGACCACCGCCGCCTTCTCGATGACGAAGGTGGGGCCGGACGATCCCGCCGATGGCGTCTACATGGGCCGCTATGACGTCGATGGTGCCGCCCATTTCTCGTTCGCCGCCTCCCGGACGGTGCCGGTCAAGAACACGGTGCAGGCGCTGACCATCACGCCGGGCGACGGGCTTGTCCTCCAGAATGCGCGGCACATCCTGCGCGGCGGGCTGCCAGCGCCATACCAAACGGTCGACACCACGCAGGAGGTGATGCTGACGCCGGGGGCCTATGTCCTGAAGATCCGCGCCACGGGCGGCGGCGGCGGTGGCGCGGGGGTGGGCGCCGAGTTCACCGCGACAGCGCAGGGATCATCGAGCAGCAGGGTAGCGACGCCTGGCGGCGACGGCGAGCCGACCATGGTGCAGGTCTATGACGGCAACACCCTTATCAAGACCCTGATCTCGCAGGGGGGCGATGGGGCCGGAACCAGCTATGACTCTGCGGCCAGCAATCGCCAAGCCGGCGAAGCCAGCTATTACGGCGCCTTCGGACGCGGTGCCGGCGGCGCATCGACTGTCGTGCAGGACTCCGGCTACACCACCTCGGACAACGACAAGTTGATTACCGTGACCACCGCCGGAACCGGGGGCGGGGCGGCGACCACCACGTCGAGCGGCGACATCGACATCGAGGGCATGGTGGCGCCGAAACTGGTGGTGACCATCGGGGCGGGCGGCGCCGCGGGGGCGGCACCAAGCAGCTTCGATGCGCGGGCCTCCGGTGCGTCCGGCCGGCCGGGCCGGGTCGAATACTCCCTGGCCGAAAAGACGGACATCCCGGCCGATGTGGTGCCCCTGATGCCCACGGCTTCAGGGCAGATCTTCAAGAATGGCGTCGAGATCACCTTCCCCGATCTGGGCGCGGGGTTGTGGGTGCTGTTCACCGGCGACGGCAACTCGATGGGGACCGGACGGATCTACATCGCCGAGGGCGCCTGGATCGACTTCTCCTACGAGCGGATCGTCTCCTTCTTCTCCGCCGGAACGCCGGTCTATCATTCCAACGGCAGCAACAGCATCCGCACGATCCAATACCTGTTCTATTCGATGGGAAGCTGGGGGGGCGGCTGATGCTGATCTACTACGACGCCAATGGCGCGATCACGGGTGTCATGCGGCTCGCCCCCCACGTCACCCCGCCGCCGGGCGATCATATCGAGGTGCCCGACGAGACCGATCTGTCCGACCCGTTCCGCTGGCGCGTCGTCGCCGGCGCGCTCGCCCCTGAAACCGCGGCCACCCCGGCGATGCGGCGGATGGCGCTGGATCGTGTCGCCGCCAAGCGCGAGGAGACGCGACTGACCACCCTGACCGACATGAAGTTCCAGAGCCTCTACTACATGGTCAAGCTCATGGAGGCGCAGGCCTTCGTCGCCGCCTCCGCGAGCGGAACCCCCGATCCCGCCGACTATCCGATGCTGGTCTCGGAGGTTGGCCCCATCGAAACCGGGGGCACGGCACCGACGCTGGCGGAGGTGGCTCAAGTCGTTCTCAACCTGAATGCGCTATGGCGGCAGATGGGCGGGCCGGTCGAGGCCGCCTGCTTCGCCGCTGCAGCCGCCATCGCGGCGGCGGCGACCCGCGCGGAGATCGACGCAGCCACCGCCGGGCTGGACACCGCAATTTCCCAGATCACAGGAGCGTTGGGATGAAGAAGCTGATCGGCCTGTTCCTGCACTTGTTCAAGACGCCTTCCGCCTATCCCGATGATGCGGAGGCGTGGGCGGGCAACCAATGCGCCCATGCCGTCATCTTCGGCATGGCCCCCGCCGCGATACTGGCCGCAATCGCAGGCGACGCGATCGCCATCCTCACCGTCTTCATCGTCTACGGCATCTGGGAGGCGGCCCAGGTCCGTGAAGCCGACGCATCGCCCTCGGATGGGCTCGCCGATCTCGGGTTCGTCACGCTGGGCGCCTGGGCGGCGGCATCGGCCGTCGTCGGGAATATCCCGGCCTTCCTGCTGTGCATCATCACGATCGTTCTGCTTGTCCTCTCCGGTGTGCTGGCGAGGCTGCGCTAGCGAGCGCGGCGCCGACCTGCTATTCTGCCGCCGCGGGATAGGACGTGCCGCCATTTGACGCCCGGAGCATGTCCATGCCGCTCGACCTCATCATGGGAGCCGATCTCGTCGCGCCGCTGCGCGCCTGGGCGGAGGAACGCCTTGGGCTCGCCCCCGGCCGGCTGCCGCCCGACGCGGTCCCGATGGGAGTCGTGGACGACGACGGCCAGATCGTCGCGGTGATCACGGCCAGCTGCTTCATGAACGGCGCCTGCACCCTCGATACCGCCTCGAACGGATCGCGGCGCTGGGCGGATCGCGGCATCCTCAAGCTGGTGGGCGCCTATGTGTTCCTGCATCGCGGGTGCCGCCGGATGACGACGCTGACCGCGGTGAGCAACCATCCCGCGCAGATCGCGGCGCTGCGCGCCGGATTTCAGTTCGAGGCGCGCCTCCGCGGCGGATATTTCACCGGCGAGGATGCCATCCTGTTCGGGATGAGGCGCGAAGAATGCACCTGGCTGGAAGGAGGCCACTGATGGGCAACAGCTACGACGCACCCGAGGCAGATCCGCAGATCGGTCAGGCCGCGATGATCTCGGCGAGAACCGGCGCCGAATTCCTCGACTTCATGAAGTCGCAGGCCGAGATCACCAACAGCTGGGCCCTTGAGGATCGGGAGCGCGAGCAGACCGTTTTCCAGCCCCTGCAGGACCAATACATCGCCGAGGCGCAAGGCTGGGACTCGGCGGAACGCAAGCAGAGCGTCGCCGATCAGGCCGTCGCCGATGTGCAGAACCAGAGCGCGTTGGCCGCCGGGCAGCGCAGCCGGTCGATGATGGCGATGGGGGTCGATCCGACCTCCGGGCGCTACGCCGCGGAGACCCAGAAGGGCGCCACCGACACCGCGCTTGCCTCGGCGGGCGCCGCGAATATGTCCCGCCGCACCGTCGAAGCCGAAGCCGACGCCAAAATGGCGAACGCGATCAACATGGGGGCGGGTCTGGCCGTCAACCCGGCCACCTCCATGGGGCTCTCCAATGGCGCGGTCAGCGCCGGCGCCAACGGCGCGATGCAGGGCTACAACCAGGCCGGAAGCCTGCTGAACACCCAGTATCAGCAGGAGCTGCAGTCCTCCCAGATGGCGGCGCAGAGCCAGATGCAGATGTTCGGGTCGCTGGGGATGATGGCGGGCGCCTTCATGTCCTCGGAAAAGGTGAAGGAGGATAAACGCCCCTTCGATGCCCTGGCCGCGGTCGAGAAGATGCCGGTGGAGAAATGGCGCTACAAGGCGGGCGTCGCCGACGAGGGCGAGCATGTCGGCCCCTATGCCGAGGACTTCGCCGCAGCCACCGGCGTCGGCGACGGCACCACCATCGACCCGATCACCGCCATGGGCGTCACCATGGGCGCGGTCCAGCAGCTGGCCAAGAAGGTCGATGCCCTCACCCAGAAGAAGGCGGGCAAGACGAAGCCGAAACCCATGGGGGTGGCGGCATGACCGCAATGGGGCTGGCCGGGCTCGCGCAGGGTCTCGCGCAGGGCAAGATGATGAAGGATGCGAGGCAGGAGCGACAGCAGGCTGCGGCGCAGATGGATCGCTGGATCTCGGCGCTCGAAAACCGTGGAGCCAGCGGTGCGGCGGGCGGCGGCAGCACCGGCACGGGCACGGCCGCGAGCGGCGGCGGTGCCTCGGGCGACGGCACCCTTTTCGGGCTGATCGACGCGACCGAGGGGGCTGGAAACTACGACACCCTCTACGGCCACTCCCAGAACGGAGGCGCTTTCGACGGGGTCAAGGTCTCCCAGATGACTCTGGGCGAACTCTACGACTTCGCCTCCCCATCCGGTGCCTATGGCCAGTGGGTGAAGGGAAATGTCGGCCATGTCGCCACACCCATGGGTCGCCACCAGATTGTCGGAACCACGCTGCGTTCCGCGGCGACCGAGATGGGCTTGTCGCCCGACACCCGGTTCGATGCGGACACGCAGAACGCGATGGCAGATCACCTTGCCAGCCGGCGTCTGGCCGGCGCTGGAAGTCCGGCGGCGAAGCGGGCGGCGCTGCGGGCGGAATGGCAGGGCTTCCGGCATGTCTCGGATGCCGCGCTGGACAAGGCCATCGCCGCGTTCGAGGCAAAAGGCGGGATGCCGACGCGCCCGCTTGGGGTGCAGGGATAGGAGCGAGATATGGCGGGTTGCATCATTCAGGTCTGGTTTGAACCGGAAAGCGAGGCCACGCCGCGGCGCGCGCCGTTCTCGTTCATCGAGACCGAATTCGCGGATTTCGCGACCTTCTGCGAGTTCGTCGAGGCCGATCGGCTGATCGGCGGCGCCATTCTGTGGACGGAGAAGACCGGCGAGCCCAAGGTGACTCGCATCACCGATCGTCAACCCTGCGCCTTCCGCGGCTCTGCGGTGCTACGCTGCCAGCTGCCGCGCTGGCGTTTCATGGAGAACTGACATGGCCAGTGTCGCCTACGGCATCTCGGGGTTCGCGGACGGCTTTTTCAGGGGCCGCGAGATCAAGCATGCATGGCAGGACCGGAAGGACGACAAGGAGCGTCAGGCGCGCCTGGACAAGCTGACCGAGGCCGAGGCGGCGCGGGCGCAGGAACGCCATGATCGCCAGATGCGGGCCTATGACCGCGACGACGCCGACTGGACCCGCGCCCGTGAAGATGACGATTTCTACCGCGACCTCTTCGCCGACGCGGCAGCGGAGGCCGGCGGCGGCACGGGCGCAGGCGAAACCACCACCTCGACGCAGGGGGGGGAACCGGCCGTCTCGCCAGCCCGCGGGGTCGCGCAGGAACTGGGCATCGACCCCAGCATCGTCGTTCCGCGGCCGCAGATGGATGCCGCGGCCCAGGTGATGCAGCGCACGATGCCCGCGGAGTCGCTCCGTCCGGCCCAGCCCCGGCCCGGACCCACCCGCGCCGCCGCGGAAAAGCTGCCCCAGGCGGCACCGCGCCCCAGCGGCTACAATGGCGGCATCCGCTATCTGCCTGACGGCACCCCGGTTGCGCCCGCGCCCAGCCGGGCCATCGCGGACGAACTGGGCCTGCAGGGGCCGGCCGGGGTGCGATACCTCCCCAAGCCGGAGGCAGCGGCGCCGTCCCAGGCAGATCCGCGCCGCGCCGAATTCGAGGCGCGGATCGCGGCCGAGGAGGAACGGATGCGGCGCGGCTGGGCCACCAACCCCGATCTGCCCGCCCGCCAGCGCGAGATCGCCCGCGAAGCACTGGGGATCGCACCGCAGCCCGTCGCCCCGGCGACGCCGCCCGCGCCGCCCGCGCATGCCCCTTTGCGGTCGAAGGTTCCGGCCGCCGCGCCCGCCACGGTGAAGAAGGTGGCCGCGGATGCGGTGGAACAGGTCAACGCCGCCCCTGCGCCGGTCGCGGAGGCGGCGCAGGCCGGCATCAAGGCCGCCGGTGTGGCCCCGGGCGGCAAGGCCGGCCCGGCCCAATACGAGCGCGCCGGCGCCTTCGCCCTCGACCACTACATGACCGTCTCGGCCCCCAAGATCATCGAGGGGATGTTGAGCCGCGGGGATTTCGACCGTGCCCAGAAGTTCATGGAGTTCATGGACACCGTCGAGGCGCGCGAGGGCATGAAAGACTGGGCGGCGGCGGCGGCGGCGGCAACGCTGGGCGATGTCGAACGCTTCGGCGAGCATGTGATCCGCGCCTACAACCGCGCCGGATACTTCCCCGATGGCGTCGAGCTGGTCGAAGATCAATCCGGCTGGACCTATGACAAGGCCGGAAACCCAGCGGCGGCGCGTCTCGTGTTCCGCAACACGAAGACCGGCCAGACCTATGAGCAGGTCTATCAGGGCGCCGACGATGTGCTGAAACTGGGGCTTGGCCTGCTGGAACCGTCGCGGGCCTTCGAGATCTACTATGAACGCCAGTCGGCCGCTGCCTCCGCGGCGATGGGCGCGCGCGACAAGGCCGAGGGCGCCCGGGCGGCAGAGGAGAAGCAGATCCTGTCCCTCGCCCAGGACATCGTCGAAAACAGCAAGGGACTCGACGGGCGGCCGACCGTGTCGATGGAGGAAGCCATCGGTCAAGCGCAGCGGAGTGTCGGCGCGGTGCGCGAGGCACTGACGGGCGGGGGTGGCGCCTCCACAACCGCGCCCCCCCCGGTCCTCTACCGGCCGAACTGATTGTTGCCGCGTCCCCACCGGATCAGGTATTCATGGGGAAACGGGCTGCCATAGGATGTGTCAGCCATAGTCCAGACCCGTGAGGTTTTGCTATGGCCACCACTCCGTTCGGCTTCGGCCCCGCGGGTTCTATTCCTGAAGCCTCCGACCCGGCGATCAGGCGGCAGCGCGTGGAGGCCTTGGCCTCGTCGGCGCAAATCCCCGCCAACGTCCTCATGGCGATCGAGGAGGCCGGCGTCGATGCTGAACGCGCAGCCGCGGCGCTGCGGGGGCGGCTGGATGCGGGCGAGACGCTGGAGGATGTCCTTCCGGCGCCGGTGCTGAACCGGGCCTATGATCTCGCCGACGAACTCTACCCGCGCGCCGCATCCGAGGCGCCTCCGGCGACCGACGAGGGGAGCCTTGTCGGGGATCTGGGCCGTCAGGTCGCCGGGGGCGCCCTGCAGGGCGCCGGCGCGGCGATCAAGGGACTCGGGCTGGGGGCCGAACTCGTCGGATCGGGCGGCCAGCTGCTGCCGCATCAGACCAAGGCGCGTGAGCTGGCGAAGCGGGCCGGGGAATGGGTGCAGAGCGGCGGCGACGCCTTGGCCGAAGGTGTCTCGGATCGGGGTAAGGCCGCGCTGGCCGGGACCGGCATCGACGGCGACATTACCAAGCCCTCCACCTGGACGCTGGGCGAAGACCCCTCGCTGCGCGGGGTCGCCCTGCATGCCGCCCAGGCCACCGGTTCCTTCCTGCCCATGGTTGCGGTGGCGCTGGCCACCAAGAGCCCGGCTGCGGCTATGGCCGCGGGCGCCGCCATGGGCGCCGGGGAAGGCATGGATGCCGGCCGCGAGCATGTCGAGGCGCTTGCGGGCACCTCCGAGGGCCGCGCCGCACTGGAACAAGGCTCCGCGGTCTTCCGCGACGCCATCGCGTCGGGCGCCTCCGTCGAAGATGCGATCTCGCGGGTCACCACCATGGCCGAAGCCGCCGGCGGGGTGGCTCAGGCGGTTCCGGCCGCCATCGGCGGCGCCGTCACCGAGCGCATCCTGAACAAGCCCGTCTCCGCGCTGGCATCGCGCGGGGTTGCCGCCCGCGCCTTGGGAATCGGCGGTCTTTCGGGGATCGAGGAGGGTGCCCAGGAGGTGGCGGAGTCGATGGCGGCGCGCGCCGGCGCGCAGACCGTCACCGGAGACGACGCCTCTCTGACCGAAGGCACCTTCGCCGACTTCGCCCTCGGCGCCATGGGCGGTGCCGGGCCAGGCGCGGTTGTCGGGGCGGCTCAGGGGCGCCAGCGGGATGCCGAGGCGCCCCCGGCGCGGCTCGCCCTTCCCGCGCCGAACCGCGGCGGCACGATTTTCGGCGCTGGCCCGGTCAGCGATCCGACGCTGCGCGAGCGCCCCTCACCGAATCCTGCAGGCGCCGGGACCGCCGGCGGGATGGACCCCGCTTCCGCCCCTCCCCAGGAAGCGGGGTCCGACGTCTTCGACATCGGTGCGGCGCCGCTGCCGCCCGATGCCGCTCCGGCCGGCCCGATCGGCCGCGCCGCAACCGTTGCCCCCGATCTGACCCCCGTTCCCGAGGTGGAACCGGTTCCGGCCTTCCCCGACATGAAGCCCGGGGCGGCGGTGCGGCTGATGGACGAGAAAGGCTCGATCGTCGACGGCGTCTTCCAGCGTGAGGACGGCGGCAGCGCCATCGTCAGGATCGAGGGGCGCGAGGTCGATCTGACCCCGGAGGCCTTCGACATCTCCCTGAATGCGGCGCGCCGTGCCGATGCCGCCGCGGAGGCGGCGAAGAAGGCGAAGCCCGCACCGGGCGCCGACGCGCCTGGCCCTGCGCCGCAGGTGCCGGCGCCGGGCGCTTTGGCGCAGCAGGCCGCACCGAAGGGGCGAGCGGAGACGCCGCGCGATCCAGCCGCCGACATCGACGCGCTGTCGCCCGAGCAGGCCGCTTCGCGCCTCGCCACCGTCGATGAAGCGATCCGCCGGGCGAAGAAGCCGTCGAAGACCATGCTGGATCTGCGCGCCCGGCTCGCGGCGAAGGTGCCGCCTCCGGAGGACATGCCCGCGCCGCCCGCGGCACCGGCCAAGGCGGCCCGCAACCCGGTCGCCCCGATCACGACTCCGCCCGAGCAGCGGATGCAGCCCGACATGCTGGGGGGGCGCGAGGTTTCCGAGGCCGAGACGGCGTCGCGGGAGAAGCGCCGGAAGGAATGGGGTCGCTTCCTCGCCATCGCCGAGGGGGGCAAGAGTTCCGACGACATGCTGTTGGATGGCCGGGAGGTTCTGATCCGCCCGGGCCGCGTCATCGTGCGGGCCGGCCGCGGTGCATCCGATCAGGACAGGCGGATCGACACAGAGGGGCTGGACCGGGATGCAATCGCGTCTGCGACGCGCGGGGCGATGCGGGAAATGGATCGGGTCGCACCGGTCGATATGGGGGAAGGAAATGCTCGATCTGCCAATGTGGATGACGGCGCGGCAGTCGATCAAGGCGCTGCTCGCCGCGGGGATGATAACCCCGGAGGAAGCGCGGCTGGCGCGCAAGGCGCTGCGATCGGAGCGGACGATCCAGGGAACCGACCCGGTGGCGCCGATCCTCAAGATGGTCTGGTTGACGCAGCTGGCACCGGCGAGCCTGCAGGTCCACTGACCGGGGGCGGTGAGTCCGCGGTCGCCGAGGCCGCAAAGGCCGCGGATCCAGCCCCGACCGAGGCGCAGAAGGAGGCCGGCAACTACCGCAAGGGGCATGCCCGCTGGAAAGGGTTCGACCTCTCCATCGAAAACCCGAAGGGCGGGACGCGCAGCGGTGTCGGGGCGGATGGTGCGGCATGGGAGGTCACCATGCCTGCGGACTACGGCTACATCCGCGGCACGACTGGCGCCGATGGCGACCACGTCGACTTCTACATGGGACCGGACGAGGCCAGCGATAAGGTCTGGATCATCGACCAGAAGGATGCCGAAACCGGCGCCTTCGACGAACACAAGGTGATGCTGGGCTTCGCCTCCGCGTCCGAAGCGGAGATCGCCTACCTGGGCGGGTTCTCCGATGGGAAGGGGCGCCGGCGGCTGGGCGGCATCACCGCCATGGATGTGCCCGGCTTCAAGACCTGGCTGGCGGGCGGCGGCCCGAGCAAGGCCGCGGCCACGAGCGAAGCCCCGACCTATCCCTATGAGGGTGTCGAGGTGGAGAACGTGCGGGCCAAGGCCGCGGTGCTGCGCGGTCTCCCGAAGGATCGGCCGCCGCAGGTGCCGGGCGTCAGCCTGAAATGGGACGAGAAGGAAGGCGGGTTCATCTTCGCCCGCAAGCATGCCGACGCCGTGTTGCAAGCCGCCTATGTCGAGGAGGACCGCATCGCTGCGGAGGCCGGCAAACCTGCCCGGCCCGCGCCCGCGCCGGCCCGTCCGAAGCCTGCCGCACCCGCGCCCGCGCCGGCCGCGCCGCCGGTGCTGGATGACCGGCGTGAACAGAAGCGCCGCGACGCGATCGAGGCCGGCCGGAAAGCTGGCCGTGCCGGTGCGATGCGCGAGCCGCCGGCATGGCTGGAAGGCGATCCCATCGCCGATGACTGGCGCGCAGGCTATGCCGAGGGTGCCGCGCAGCGCGGTGTGCCGGCTGCCGCCGCGCCCGATCAGCCCGCGCCCGCGCCGGCCGCGCCGGCCGCAGCCGAACCGGCGCCGGCCTATGGCGCCTCGAACAAGCTGGTATCCGCGGATCGCGCCGCCGAGTTGCGCGAGCGGCTGAAGGCCAAGCTGGGCAGCCAGATCAATTCGGGCATCGACCCCGAAATCCTCGCCATCGGTGCCGAACTCGCCGTGTTCCACATCGAGGCGGGCGCCCGGCGCTTCGCCGACTTCGCCCGGGCCGTCGCCGCCGATCTCGACACCACCCCCACCAAGCTGCGCCCCTACCTGCGGTCCTGGTATAATGGTGCGCGGGACATGATGGAGGACAACGAGATCTCCATCGACGGCATGGATGACACCGCGGCGGTGCGCGCCGCGATCCAGAACCTTGAGGCGCTGGACACGCCGGCCGGGGAATTCCCCGTCTCGCCCGAGCCGGCGGAACCTGATACCGTTGCGACGCAACCTCAAGCTGGAACGACCCCCGATGGAGAAGGCAGCGGCGCAGGCACTGGCGAAGTGGGCGAAGGTGGAGAGCCGGACCCTGATGGACCATCCGCACAACATCGGGCCGGGGACGCCACTGGAGAAGTGGATGATCGAGACCTGGGAGGCGCAGAACCCGGGGCTCCATCAGGCGATGAAGGAGTGGGGCGCGGTGACCGCCCTCGCGCACGTTCTCGTCGAAAGGATGCTGGACGCGGAGCGGGACTACCTGAAAAGCGGGATGAACCCGTCCGACGCGCGGCAGGAAGCGGTGAAGGACTGGGCGATGTTCGACCCGGAAGCGACCAGCCCTCTGCCCCCGGGCGCCTGAACTATCACATCACCGACCCGGATTCGCTGTTCGCGGGCGGCCCGAAAGCGCGGTTCGCCAAGAACCGCCGGGCGATGGAGGTATTCGAGGCGGTCTCCGATGCCGGCCGCGAGCCGAGCCCCGAGGAAATGGATGCCATGGCCGGCTTCATCGGCTGGGGCAGCTTCGGCCAGGAACTGTTTCAAGGCTCATGGGCCTATCCGCGCCCCAAGGAGGGCTGGAAGGAGGAAGACGCCTGGCTGCGCGAGCATCTGGGCAAGGATGCCTGGGCCAGCGCGCAAGAGTCGATCATCAACGCCCACTACACCGACCCGCCGACCGTCGAGGCGATCTGGGATGCGGTCCGCGCGATGGGCTTCAAGGGCGGCCGCGTCCTCGAACCCGCCATGGGTGTCGGCAACTTCTTCGGCATGATGCCGCGGGATCTGGAACAGAACTCGCAACTCACCGGGATCGAGTTGGAGAAGACCACCGGCGGCATCGCGAAGCTGCTCTATCCGCGGGCCAACATCCGCGTCATGGGCTATGAAAAGAGCCGCGTCGCCGATGGCTTCTACGATCTGGTCATCGGCAACTGGCCCTTCGCCAACATCAAGGTGCCGGATCGCCGCTACGACCGGCTGACCCCGAGCCTGCACGACTATTTCTTCCTCAAGGCGCTGGATCAGGTGCGCGCGGGCGGGCTTGTCGTCGGCATCACCTCGGCCTTCTCCATGGACGGCCAGAAGAACCGGGTGATCCGCAACCACCTCGCCAAGAATGCGGAGCTGGTCGCCGCCTACCGGCTGCCGAGCGGCGCGTTCGAGAAATATGCGGGCACCCGCGTCGTCACCGACATCATCATCCTGCGCAAGCGCGCGGAACCGAAGGCGAGCGCCGAAGGCGAGAGGTGGGTCCAATCGGTGCCGTGGACCTCGCCCGCGGGGCAGGAGATCCACGTCAACCAGTATTTCCTGGACAACCCCTCGCATGTGCTGGGCGAACTGACCACCGGCCACGGCACCACCTATGGCAAGGCCGGCATGATCGTGAACCGGCCGGCGGATCTCGCCGCGCGTCTCAAGGCCATCGCATCGGCGCTGCCGGCCGATGCCTATCAGCCGGCGCGGCGCGGAAAGGAACCCCGCTTCGTCGCCACGACCACCCGGGATCGCATCCTCTCCATCACCCGCGGCGATGACGGCAATCTCTATCAGGTCCAGGGCGACAACATGGCCCGGCTCGAGGATGTCGCCAAGATCGCCACCAAGAGCGCGACGGAGACCGCGAAGCGGATGGCCGAGATCGGGCGACTGATCGAGGTGCGGCGCGCCGCCGACGCCGTGATGGAAGCCGACCGGGCCGGCGCCGCCGATGCGGAGGCGAAACGCAAGACGCTGAAGCTGGCCTATGACGGCTTCGTCAAGGCGCATGGTCCGATCGGCGACAGCTTCGCCCTATCCGTCCTGAAGAAGCTGCGCGATCCGAACGCAGGCCTCGTCGCAGCACTCGAAAACGGCGATGGAACGCCCGCCGCGATCATGACCAAGGCGGTGGTCCGGGCTGCACAGAAGCTGGACAACCCGTCGATCCGCGAAGCCTTCGTGATCGCGCGGAACGAGAGTGCCATTCTCGACATCGAGCGCGTCGCGGAGCTGGCGAAGCAGCCGGCGGAGACGGTCATCGCCGATCTGCTCGACAGCAAGGCGATCTACCGGACGCCGGGCGGCGGCTACGAGACCAGCGACCGCTATCTCGCCGGCAACGTCAGGGTGAAGCTGGCGGCGGCGCGCGAGGCGCTGGACGGCGGCGAGGACATGGCAGCTTCTGTCGCCGCGCTCGAAGCGGTGCAGCCGCCGGATGTGCCCTATTTCCAGATCGAGGCGCGGTTCGGCGCCGACTGGGTCGATGCCGGGATCAACCGCGCCTTCATCATCGAAACCCTCGGGCTGGCCAACCCCGACGAGAACGATGTGAAGCTGACCCGGGCGATGACCGGATGGCGCGTCGAATTCTCCGACCGCGTCGCACATATGCCCGGCGCCTCCGACATCACCGGCGCGCCTCTCCCGGGTCGGCGAGGCACCGGGCTTTCGCTGGCCCGGTTCTTCGAGGCGACGCTGAACACCCAGACCATCACCGTCACCTATGAGGACCAGGACGGCACCTACAAGGATACCAGGGCAACGGAGACCGCGAACCAGAAGGCCGCGGATCTCCGTCAGAAATTCGGGGCATGGCTCTGGTCCGAGCCCGAGCGCCGCGTCGAGGCGGAGCGCGCCTACAACGAGGCGATGAACAACACGGCGACGCCGCAGATCGACGGCAGCTTCCTCGAATTCCCGGGCATGGCCCTGACGCGAGGGGATGAGCCGTTCAATCTGCGCCAGCATCAGGCCAACGCGATCTGGCGGGGCATCCTGAACCAGCGCGGCATCTATGGCCATGAGGTGGGCACCGGCAAGACGATCACGATGACCGGGATCGCGGTTGAAAGCCGGCGGTTCGGGCTGGCGAGGAAGCCGCTGCTGATCGCTCACAACGCCAACTCCGCCGCCGTCGCCGCGGAAGCGCAGGACACCTATCCCGGCGCGAAGATCCTCTACATCAACAACCTCTCCCCCGCGACGATCGACACCGAACTCGCGCGCATCGCAACCGACGACTGGGATCTGATCGTGATCCCCCACTCGCTGCTGGATCGGCTGGCGCTGACCCACGACACGCTGATGGTGATGGCCGAGGAGGAAATCGCGGCCTACGAGCGTGAAGCCATCGCCGCCGCGGCCGATGACGGGTTCAGCCTCAGCGTCGAGGACATGGACGATCCCGAGAAGATCAAGAAGATGCGGCTGGGCGTCACCGCGAAGGAGATGGTCAAGGCCCGGAAGAACCTGCTGAACCAGATCGAGAAGCAGGCGCAGCGCGCGAGCCGCGAGGGTGCCATCAGCTTCGAGAAACTGGGCGTCGACATGATCCTTGTCGACGAATCCCACGAGTTCAAGAAGCCGCCGCTGGCCACGCGCATGCAGGTCAAGGGGCTCAACCTCGGCACCTCCAACAAGTCGTTGGCCCTGCGCTTCCTCACCTCCTATGTGAAATCGCAGCGCAATGGCACCGGGGTCCACGTCTTCACCGGCACCCCGATCACGAACACCCTGGCGGAAATCTACCACCAGATGTTCTACGCCATGGACGACGTGATGCGGGCGGCCAAGGTCGATACCTGGGACGGCTTCTTCAAGGCGTTCGCGGACACGATCAGCGACGTCGAACTCACCTCGACCGGCGAGTTCGAGAATGTCGAACGGCTGGCCGCCTTCATCAACGTCAGCGAACTGCGCCAGCTCGCCGGCCAGTTCATGGACATCGTCTTCGCCTCCGACATGCCGGAGTTCAAGCCGCGCGCCACGGCGGACGGCAAGACGATGCGCAGCAAGGATCTGACCGACGCTGATCGCGACTTCCTCGAAAACGGCCGCACCGAAAAGCCGCAGGGCCGCCCCTACAAGAAGATCATCAACGACATCGGGCCGATGGGCGGGGACCAGCGTCGCATCCTCGACGAGGTGATCTATTACGCCCGCGCCTTCAAGCAGGCGAACGGGAAGCAGCGGCGGGAGATCATGCGCGGCGGTGGGCCGGACTCCCCCATCGTCTTCAACAACGTCCCCAACCGCGCCTCGATGGATACGCGCCTGCAGGAGCCCGACGCCGAGGACCACCCGCTGTCCAAAGCGAACCGGGCGGTCAGGAGGATCGCGCAGATCTACCTGGACCAGCCGATGGCGACCCAGGTGCTGTTCATGGACGAGGGCTACTCCTCGGAAACCGTGTCCACGCGCACCGATGCGGACGGCAACAAGACCCGCACGAAGAAGCGGAAGTTCAATCTTGCCGACGACATTGTCGCGAAACTGGTTGCCAAGGGAGTTAGGCGCGAGGAAATCGCCATCGTCGCCGGCGGGGTCAGCGCCGAGGAGAAGAAGGCCATCGCCGACGCGATGAACGCCTTGAAGATCCGCGTCGTGATCGGCCAGACCAAGACCCTGGGTGTCGGCGTCAACATGCAGAAATACCTGCGGGCGATGCACCACCTCGATGCGCCATGGATGCCGGGCGATCTCGAACAGCGCAACGGCCGGGGCGAGCGGCAGGGCAACACCTGGAACACGGTGGAGGAATACCGCTATCTGACCGAGGGGCTTGATGGCCGGCGCTGGCAGGTTCTGGCGATCAAGGAACGCTTTATCAAGGCCTTTCTCAGGGCAAAGGAGGGGGTGCGGGTCATCGAGGGCGACGCCACCGACGATGCCGAGGCAATGGATGGTGGCTCGCTCTCCGACACCTTGTCCGAAGCCGCCGGTGACCCCCGCCTCATGCTGGTCTCCAAGCTCAACAAGGCGGTGGAGAGGCTGCAGGCGCGCGAACGCATCCATGTCGCCGGCATCGCCGATGCCACCCGCCGCATCCGCCAGATCACCGCCCAGACCGAGGCGCTCGAAAAGACGCTGCCGCCGCTGCGCAACGATGCCGCCCATGTCGCCGGGATCCGGGCGGCAGGCACCTTCTCCGCCACCGTAGACGGCAAGAGGTTCGATGAACGCGCTCCGGCGGAGGTCGCCATCGCGGAATTCTTGGCGAAAGCCGCCACCCGCATGGGCAAAGGCTCCACGGAGATCGTTCCAGTCGAGGTGAACGGCTTCGCCATCCGCCTGGAGAAGCCGAGCTATTCCTATCGCGTCGAAGACGTGTCGATCGACATCATCCGCAAGTCGGAGCGACGGGTCGGCAAGATGACCCTGCCGTCGATCGAGGCGGCCATCCGCCGGATCGCCGACGCGGTTTCCGACAGCGAAAGGCTGATCGACGAGAACGGGGCGATGCTGGCGCGGCTGGAGCGCGCGCAGGACGAACCGTTCCAGCAGGCCGGGGACCTCGCGAAGAAGCAGGCGCAGCGCGACGCCATCCTCGCCGACATGGAGGCGAACCCGGTGCCGGCACCGGGCTGGCTCCGCGCCGGCGCGCCACTGGACACCCTGATCTATGTCGATGGGGAGGAGCGGGTGGTCACCGGCCATCGCTGGCTCGCCACCGGCTGGTTCGTGTCCACCGAACAAGGCGACGTCCCCTACATGGAGGTCAGGAGCGAAAGCGGCGTCCCGCTCTATGACGAACGCGCCTTCGAGGCTCCGGAGATCTCCGAAGGGTCGAAGATGAGGCGCGGCGATGAGGCGGCGGAAGCCGCCGCGGAGATGCGCGACCGGCCCGTCGTCGCCACCCCGGGAGGCGACGAACTCGCCGAGGCCGATCTCGCCGGGATCACCCGCGATCTCAACGCCGATCTCAAAGCGCACGGGCTCGACCAGAAGGTGACCGTCCGCGCGGTTCGCCTGCTGCTGGGCGCGTCGGGCGTCGAGGTGAAGGGCACCTTCAGAACCGCCGGCGGCGGGCGCATCGACGTTGCCGCCGGGGATGACGCCCGCGGGGTCATGCGCCACGAAATCATCCATGCGCTGCGCAGCGAACGGCTCTGGAACCGTCCGCTCGGGCTGTTCCGGCCGGAAGAATGGGCGGCGCTGGAACGTGCCGCCCGCGCCGATGCCGAGATCATGGACTGGGTGCGGACCCGCTATCCCGATCTCACCGACGCCAAGCAGGCCGAGGAAGCTGTTGCCGAGCTCTATCGGCTCTGGGCGCAGGGCCGTGAGGCCACCGGACCGGCGGGCCGGGCGCTGGCGCGCATCCGCGCCTTTGTCGAGGCCGTGGCAAACCTGCTGCGCGGCCGGGGCTTCGTCTCCGCGGCGATGACGATGGAGCAAATCGCGCGGGGCGAGATCGGGGGACGCGGGCCGCAGGGGCCGGGCGGCAGCCGGCGCGCCGCGGGTGCCGACATGGGCGCCGAGATGCGCGGGCGGGTGTCCATCCCCCGGGTCATCATCGCCGGCGAACTCGCCTCGGTCTCCTCGCACCCAGACTATGCCGCCGCCAAGGCTGGCGATCTTGCCGCCGCGACGCGCCTGGCCGTCGACAAGGTGACCGACGATCTGGTCGCGCAGGTCAGGGCCGCCCTGGGCGATGCAAAGCCCCTGATCGTCCCGGTCGTGGCCGAAGAAGCGACGGGGCGCAACAAGATCCCGCGGGCGGCGGCCGAGGTTCTGGCCGCCCGGCTGGGCCTTGAGCCCGCGACGGGGATCGGCCAGACCAATGCCCCGCACCGCACCGCGCTGGGCGGCCTGGACCGCATCTTCGCGCAACCCGTCTTCAATGGCCCGGTGGAACCTGGCCGGGACTACCTGCTGCTGGACGATACACTGACGCAAGGCGGCACCTTCGCCACGCTGGCCGCCCATATCGAAGCCGGCGGCGGAAGGGTCATCGGGGCTGTCGCCTTGACCGGGAAGCAGTATAGCGCCACATTGACGTTGTCCCCGGAAACCCTTTCCAGATTGCGCGAGCGGCATGGCGACCTCGAACCAGACTTCATCGCCGCCACAGGCCACGGCTTCGACTCCCTCACCGAGTCCGAGGCCCGATACCTCGCGAATTATAAATCCGCTGACGCCGTCCGAGTTCGAGTCCTTGATGAAGGACGACGCCGAGGCGGCGGAAATCATACGGGCGATGCTTCGGGATCCAGCGAGCTACGGGCGGGGCTGATCCCGTCGCGGGACCGGTTCCGCGGGACGCTGGGCCGGATCGACCGGCAGTCGGTGAGCCGCTGGGTCTCCTCGATCATCACCGACCGGATGGCGGCGGAGAACCTGTCGCTTCTCGCGCTGGTGCCGGGGCGACCACTGTTCGCGGAGATGGGGAAGCATCTGAACGGGGCGCGCCGCTATCTGCGGGTGAAGGACGAGATGGATGCGCTGCGCAACCAGTGGCATTCCCGCTCCGCCGGCGTCGCGGAGAAATGGTATGATCTCGCCGCCAAGGATCCCGCCGCGAATGCGGCGCTGATGGACCTCATGCATCGCTCCACCCAGGCCGGCGTCGATCCCACCGGACCCGATACCTGGAACAGCGCGTGGCTGGACCGGGCGCGGGATGCGATCAGCCGCTACGGCGATGACGCCCCGCTCTGGGCCAAGGATCAGGTCGAGTATGCCGCCCGCCGCCGCCGCGCCTACGCCCGCATCTCGGAGATGTATCAGGCCCTGCCCGAGGCGCATCGTGCCCTCTACGGCGAGGTGATGCGGGAATACGACCGGCTGGGCAACGACTTCGAGCGCGCCATCGTCGAGAACATCGAGAAGGCGACGAAGATTGCGATGAAGCGCGCGGAGAAGGAGTATCGCCGCGAGATGCGCAGGATCGCCGACGAGGGCCTTGAAGCCGAGGAGAGGGCCGCGGCCGAGGCCGAGGCGAAGGAGAGACTGGACAAGGTGAAGCTGCGGGGCGGCTGGGGCTCCGGGGCACGGATGAAGGAGTTGCGCCGACAGTTCGAGAGCAACCGGCTCAAGGGCCCGTATTTCCCGCTGGCGCGCTTCGGCGACTATTTCGTGACGGTGCGGGACACCGAGGGCAAGGTCATCAGCTTCTCGCGCTTCGAGACCGAGGCGAAGCAGGCCGCCCATGTCAAGGAAATGGAGGCCTCCCACCCCGGGCGGGTGGAGCATGGCCTTCTGGCGAAGCGCGGGGGGCTGCGCGATCAGGTCGATCCGACCTTCGTCGCCGACATCGAAACGATGCTGGCCGGGGCGGATGTGTCGGCCGAGGTCATGGACATGATCTGGCAACGCTGGCTGGAAACGCTGCCCGACCAGTCGATCCGCACCTCCAAGATCCACCGCAAGGGGCGCGAAGGCTGGAACAGGGACGCCCTGCGCGCCTTCTCTCACCACATGTTCCACGGCGCCCACCAGCTGGCGCGCCTCAAGCATGGCATCGACCTCGAGGATGCCGTCGAGGATGCCTTCGACGAAGCCGCGGTCTCCGCGGACCGCAATCGCATGGTCGCGCTGGTCAACGAGATGAACAGGCGGAAGGAGTGGACGATGAACCCGACCGGCTCCGGCTGGTCGGCTGCCGCATCCTCTCTGGCTTTCGTCTGGTATCTGGGGGTCTCGCCGGCCGCGGCCATCGTCAACCTCACGCAGACCACGGTGATCGGTCCCGCGATGATGCGGGCGGCCTTCGCGCGCACCTCTCTGGGCGACATCGTCGGTGCGCTTGGCCAAGCCGCGAAGGACTTCGGGCGCGGCCGTGGGGCCTCCTGGAAGGATCAATGGAGCGTCGAGAACGCCGACATCGGCGACGCGGAAAAGGCGGCGATGGCGGAGGGCTACCGGCGCGGCGTCATCGACAAGACGCAGGCCCATGATCTCGCCGCGGTCGCGGAATCGGGGGTGGAGTTCAATCCCTGGCGTGAGAAATGGATGCGCCGGATCGGCTGGGGTTTCCATCATGCCGAGAGGTTCAACCGCGAGATCACCTATCTCGCCGCCTACCGGCTCGCGCGTGGCGAGGGTGTTCCCCATGATCTCGCCATCGACCGCGCCGCAGATCTGACCTGGCGCATCCATTTCAGCTATCAGAACAGCGATCGTCCGAGGATGATGCAGGGGGATTGGCCGAAGCTGTTCCTTCAGTTCAGGCAGTTCACCGTCAACTCGCTCTACCGGCTGTTCCGCGACGCCCACCAATCGCTGCATGGAGCCAGTGCCGAGGAGAGGCGGGAAGCCCGGGTGCAGCTGGTGGGCGTCACCCTGTCGATGATGGCGCATGCCGGCATCACAGGCACCTGGGGCTATGGCCTGGTCATGGGGCTGCTGGCGCTGTTCTTCCCCGGCGACTCCGATGACCTGGAGGAATGGCTGCAGGACGCCCTGCTCGCCGAGAAGGACACCCCCGGCGCGGCGGCATGGAACTTCGCCATGGGGGCCGCACTGAACGGGGTTCCCGGGCAGGTCACCGGGATCGCCCTGTCCGAGCGGATCGGCATGCCGAACCTCTGGTTCCGCCCCCCGGACCGCGATCTTGAGGGGCAGGACATGGTGCAGCACTATGTCAACGAAGCCCTTGGTCCAACGGTCGGGATCCTGTTCAGCATGGGCCGCGGCGCCCAGAATGTTGCCGATGGCGACTATGCGCGGGGCATCGAGGCGCTGGTTCCGAAATTCGCCCGCGACGTCATCAGGGCCGGGCGCTATGCCGCCGAAGGCGTCACCACCCGGAACGGCGACCTGATCGTCGAGGATGTCAGCCCCTGGGGCTTGCTCCTGCAGGCCAACGGCTTCACCCCCGCGCGCATCGCCGAACGCTACGACATCAACTCGCGTCTCAAGAACAAGGAGGCCGAGGTCATCGAGGAGAGGAAGCGGCTGCACCGGCGCGCCGGCGACGCGATCCGGGCGGGCGACGCGATCCCGGACGGGGTTCTGGATGCGATCCGCGATTTCAATGCCCGCTGGCCCGAATACCCGATCACCTCCGACACGATCCGGCAGTCGGTGCAGGCGAGACAGCGATCCTCCGAACGGAACGAGGGCGGCGTCAGCCTGAACCAGAAGCTGGATAGACGCCTGCGTGAAGGCCTCGCCCCCGCCATCTACAACTAGCGGGGCGGGGCGACATCTGGTAGACCTGTTCCCGTGAACGCATAGGAAGTGCGCTCCGTTCCCTGCCTCCGGCAGAAACGAGGAGCCACCATGCGGGATCAGGCCGCCGACTTTGCGAAAGACTGGCTGACCCTCGCCTTGGCGGGGCTCGGCATCACCTTTGCCCCACATCAGTGGATCGGCGGGATGTTCCTGGCGCTGGCCGGGGCCGCCTTCGCCATGCGGTCCGACCCGGAACAGGACCAGCGCGAGCTGTGGCTCGTGATGCTGGGCGCGTTCCTCGCCTCCCACCTCGCCGCCATCGCCATCCCGATCTGGCTGCCCAACGCCCCGGTGCAGGCGATCATGGCGATCACCGGCTTCTTCTCCCGCCGCATCACTCGGATGGCCCTCCGGGTCGCCGGGCTGGTCGAGGCGCGATCCGACCGCGTCGCCGATCGCGTCATCGACCGCGTTCTCCCCCCCATCGTCAAGGAGGATTGACGTGATCTTTCAGGGCTCCAAACGCTACCCGGTGAAGGAAATCATCGTCCATTGCTCCGCAACGACGCGCAGCTGGATGGCGAAGGCGCGGACCTCGGAAAAGGTGGCCGAGATCCGCCGCTGGCATGTCGAGGACAACGGCTGGCGCGACATCGGCTATCATCTGGTCATCGACCGCGACGGCACCGTCGCCGCCGGGCGCGGGCTGACCGAGATCGGCGCCCATGTCGTCGGCCACAACAACGGCACGCTCGGGATCTGCCTTATCGGCGGCGGCGCGTCTTCGGCCGAGGACAGTTTCGGCGACCATTTCACCGACACCCAGGCGAAGGCGCTGCTCGAACAGATCGCGCGCCTCAAGCGCCTCACCCGCATCGAGCGGGTGAGCGGCCACAACCAATACGCGGCCAAGGCCTGCCCCGGGTTCTACGTCCCCGGCTGGCTGAAGCAGATGGGGGCGGCCTGATGTTCGTGGCGCTGCTCGCCAAGGCGCGCTTGCTGGCGGTCGGCGCCGTTCTGACCAGCATGCTTCTGCTGCTGGGCTTCGGGCTCTGGCAGCAGCGGCGGGCGGGCGCCCTGACGGTCGCCCTGCGGGAGACGGAGGCGCGTGTCGAGGCGTTCGAGGCCGCGGCCCAAGTCCACCGCGCCCATATCGAGCGGCTGGAGCGGATCGTCAGCGATGCGGCGGCCTTCGACCGGGACATCCAAGAGACGGAGGGGGCCGATGCGCCGCTTGATCCTCGCCTGCTGCCTGCTGCCCGCCGCCTGTGGCCCTGATCCGGCCGCCGGGCCTGTTGCGGTCCCCGCCGACATGCTGACGCCCTGCAGCGGCTGGACCGGCCCCGCGCCGGTCACTCAGGGCGCCCTCCTGCGCGCCGCCCTGGCCGAAAAGGCCGGCAGGCTGTGCGCCAACGACAAGATCGCTTCCATCGACCAGATCCTCCGGTCCTCCCCAGAAGGAATGCACTGATGCCTATCTGCCAGATCAAGGGGATCTTCCGGACCCCCGATGGTGCCGCTGTCCCCGATGCGAAACTGCGTCTCCAATGGACGCAGGGGGTTGCCGGCGATCCCGCGGAACCCACCGTCATCGCCCCCGCCGACGTTCTGGTCACCGCAGATGGTGAGGGGCGCGTCGAGTTCAGCCTGTTCTCCGGCTCCTACACCGGGTCCGTCGAGATCAACGGGCGAGTCGCGCCGCTGTCGCTCACCGTGCCCGACATGGAAACCGTGGATCTGGGCGATCTGCTCGGTCCTCAGTCGGCCCCCGTCCTCCGGGTCGCCCCCTCGATCACCTCCGAACTGCCGGAACCCTTCATCGGCGACACCCTCACCCATGTGCCGGGCAACTGGGGCGGCACCCCGCCCTTCGAGTTCACGTTCCAGTGGCTGCGGGATGCGACCGAGATCCCGGGCGCGGTTGGCGAAAGCCTTGTTCTGGTCGCGGCCGATGTTGCCAAGCAGATCAGCCTGCGGGTGCGCGCGTCGAACGCGATCGACTCGGCCGTTGCCACGACCTCTCCCATCACCATCACGACCCCTGTCACCCCCGTCTTCACCACGCCTTCGACGGTTACGGGGACGCCGATCGTCGGCTCCACCCTCACCGCGACGCCGGGGGCGCTGATTGGCGCCGCGCCCATCAGCGTCGGCTATCAGTGGCTGCGCAATGGTGCAGCGATCGCCGGTGCCCAGGCGTCGACCTACACGCTGGTCAGCGCCGATCACGGCGCCACGATCTCGGTCCGCCTCGAAGCCAGCAACGACCATGGCGTCGCCACCGCGACCGCGACCCTCTCCGCCGCGATCGGCACCTCGCCGCCCACCGTCGTCTCCCCCCCGACCATCAGCGGTGTCGCCCGCGTCGGCGACACCCTCAATCTCGACGAGGGCACCTATTCCGGCGGCGCCACCCTGGATGTTCAGTGGCTGCGCAATGGTGCAGCGATCCCCGGAGCCAAGGCGCTCACCTACACGGTGACCGGCGCGGATCTCGGCGCCAACATCACCGCCCGCGTTATCGCCACCAATGCGGGTGGGCCGGTCACGGCAACCTCGAACCTGCTGGGGCCAGTCATTCCTGCGGGCACCGGTCCCGCCGCCAGCGTCTTGCGCAACTATGTGGATGACGACGGCGTCTTCCCGTTGAGCGCGCCCGCGCTGGTCGGGCAATTTGTGACCGGGGGCGATGATTGGTGGGTGGTGCCGCAGGGCTCCGTTTCGTGGGTCGCGGGCGGCACCGCGCCGTCCGGCGATCTCAACGGGGACGGGCATATCGGCAATGGCGCGATGGTCAACCCGGCGATCGCCACGATTGGCGGCAAACAGGCCTTCGACGGGTATCTCGGCGTCAACACTGGCCCTGGCCTGTCGGTGGCGCACACGCCTGCAGACATGACGCTCAATCCGGACCCGGACTACACGGGGGTGCCCTATCCGCTGACCGTGGGCGAGAGCATCGTCAAGTCGATCCGTCTCGCCGGCGTCACCGACCCCAACCAGTGGCAGACCATCGGCAAATACATCCGCGTCCATGTCCTCGATGCGGTCCCCCCGGCCGACGCCTATCCGCCGTCCGCATCCGGTCTCGACAAGACCCTGGTCCGGCGCTCGGACGTCAATATGTCGGTGCTGCGCTCTGTGGCGCTGCCCGCGAGCATCACCGATCAGAAGGCCGCTGTCTTCAGCCGAATCCCGGAGCATATCTCGGTCTGGGGACGCGGCGGCGAGGCGCGGCGGCGGTTCCGCACCGAGTTGTCGATCGGCAGCGACAATTACTCGGCGGGCCTCGCGCACTGGCATGCCAAGTTCATTGCGCTGGCCCATGATGTCACAACGACGCCGGCTGAACGGCAGATGATCGTCGACACGATCATCAGGTTCGGCATCCACCTGAAAGGGTTGCGCGAACGCGGCTGGAACGACGACGCGAAGGTGGGCGAGGGTGCAGGCCAGTCAGGCGGGCTCAGCCCGTGGCTCTATGCCGCCGCGTTTCTTTTGGGCGATGCGGACCTGCTGGAAATCGCCCGCACCACCGCGACGAACATGGTCCATACCGGGTTCTGGGCGAAGGAGGCCAATGTCGGCCAGGCCGTGTTCGGAGATACCGTCTCCGCGCAGACCTTCCTGCCCGAGCATGTGGATCAACCGTTTGTGGTCCCCACCGTCATCAGTTCGTCGCTCACCCGCTACACCACCATCGGTCTGAACATCACGGCGTGGGAACACATGCCGGTGATGCTGCTGCAGGCCGGCCCGGGCGGGATCGACGGGATCGAGGCGATCCTTGATGGCCCCTTCGACACCACCAACGACCGCGCCGCAAGCCTCGCCTATCTCGCGCAGGCCGATGTGTTCATCCCCGACCTCGGCAGCGTCTACCCGCTGGGCGACGACTGGCGCGACCTGTATGAGGCGGTGCTGAACATCACCGGCCATGAGCAATGGACCGGGCGCCCGATGCAGCTGATGCAGATCGGCACCTCGGGCAGCTACAACGACGATCTCTTCTCGACGCCTGCAGATGGCGCCATCGGCTGGGATGTGTCCGCCTACCAGTATTCGACGCTGCCCGTCACGCGCGTGGACGTGCGCTACAGTCTCGACGGGGTCCAGCATGTCGAAGAAATCGACGTGCCCGCCGCGGGCTCCAAGGGCGGGCTGTTGCGCGGTGCCCCGCACTGGTGCGCGATCCGTCTGGTCAATGCGGCCGGCGAAGGGGCCTGGTCGGAGAGCCACCCCTACAACACGCCGATCACCTCGGGCCAGGACCGAGGCAAGCGCACCCCCACCGGCACGGGAGCGGCTGCGGCCCCCGTCTTCGTCGTGAACCCCGCTGTCCACAAGCGGATCTATCCCGATTGGGACTACCCGGTCTGGGCGCCTGCGGGTGCCGCGCTCGATCCGGGCGAAATGATCGACGGCGAGATGACCCTGTCGGCCGGTGTCGGCTACTGCACCGGCTATCCCGCGCCCAACTACACCTATCAGTGGCTGAGGAACGGGTCGCCCATCGCTGGGGCGACCGCGAAGACCTATGTAACCAACCGCACCACGGACGGGGGCGCCTCGATCGCCTGCGCGGTCACCGCGACCAATGCCTCCGACTCCGCGACGCACACGACCACCGCGGTCTCGGTGCCGGAGGAGGTCGAGCCGCCGGCGCCCCTGGCCTTCTCCCGGGTCGCGCATGCGCGGGTGGAGACTGCGCCCGGTTCGGGCGTCTTCGCGACCCCGCGGATCCAGCGCTTCGGCGGCATGCTGGGTGCTGAAGATGGCGTCGCCGGCGCCTTCGCCGGCAAGATCAAGCTGACGGGCGGGGATGGCACCTTCCGGGAGATGTTCGTGACGAATACCGCGGGCACCCGTCACATCCAGATGGAATTCTCGAACATGAACGGTCTCAAGATCCAGATGACCGATGCTGCGGGTGCCGTCGCCATGCTGATCACCCAAGCCGGGGCCGGAGACTTCAACACCGCCAAGGGCGAGATGCTGGTCCTGTCGGCTTGGGACGGCGCGACGGGGGCCAAGCATCTCTACGTCAATGACGTCAGCCGGATCAGCACCAGCGCCTATGTCAACAACACCCCGCTGAAATATTCGACCACCCACAACATCGGGGTGCTGGGACAGACCAACGACTCCGGCCAACTGCCGGGCGAGACCGACTACATCTATTTCGACGACAGCTATATCGACTTCAGCGATCCGGCGAAGCGCGCGGTCTTCGCGAGCCCGCAGCTGCTCGGCGCCTGGGGCAAGGGCGGCAATGGCAAGAGGCCGCTGTGCTTCTTCTCCGGCCCCGCCAGCGACTGGAACAACGGGCTGGCGAACAAGGGACGGGGCGGCGCCTTCGTCGCCGCAGGCGGCACGTTCACGGACGTCTGATGTCAGGACCGCCCATCCGCTCCGGCGGGTGGGCGGTGACCCTGCGGCGCCGTCACGCCTCCCAAGGCAGGTGCTGCGCTGCCTCGCCGTGGATCAGGTATTGGCGCAGGCGGCCGGCCTGCGCGGTGCGTTCGGCCTGCCATTTCACACGGCGCACCTCGGCCGGCGCGGTCCAGGAGATGGCCCAGGCCGCATCTGCGGAGGCATCCAGCGCGTCGGCCATGACGGCCGATCTGGCTGCATCGACCACAGAGACCGCGGCGGTGGCCGGGGCATTGTCCTTCGAGGCGACCAGACGGACGGGCATGATGTCATCTTCGGCTTCTTCCAGGGCGGCCAGCGCGAGATCCCGATCTTCGTCGGTGGCGTCTCGATCGCGCGCCACGCGGATCGCGGCGGCCGGGCGGCCGTCCTCTGGTCGCATGGCGAGAAAATGCGGAAGCGCCCGCTCGACGAAATCGGATGCGATCAGCCGTCGAATGTGGCCATGGCCCGCGGTGCAATCCAGAACCTGCAGGGCGTCGTGGCTGCCGTTGCTGTCCAGCACGGCGAGGAGCGGCAGCGTCGAAACGAGACGCATCTCCGCCGGGGTTTTGCCGACATGCCTGAGCAACCGCTTGATGCTGCTGGGGCGCAGCTGTGACCGGCAAATCTCGGCGTAGGTAGTGGTCAAGGCGTCGGTCACTTCTGCACCTCGGTCGCGGTCGAGCAGCGAGAGTTGGCGCCCGCCGCGGATTTACCATGCTGACATGCCCGCCGCGCGGAGTCTCGCCGCCGATCTCCGCGGGCCTGCAGTTCCAGGCGGGTCAGCCGGGCCTCCATGGCGCTGGCCTGCAGCTTGACCTGGTCCAGTTCCAGCTGCGTCGCGGTGAGCCGGTCGAGCAGGTCGAGGATGGCGGCCTGTTCGACGGAGAGGGTTCCCGGGATCTGTTCAGCCACAGGTTTTCCCCTCTGCCATCATCTCGGCCACATCATCGCCTGATCGGCTGCGGCGCGCCGGCAGCGCGCCCAGATGCGGCTGATCGCTTCGCCTGGCTTCCGGCGCCGCTTGGCGCTGGCATAGGCCCGGCGCATGGCCTTGGGGACCGCTGACCAATGCTTCTGGCAGATCCACTCGCCGAACCCCTCGCGGTTGTGGTGGGTTCGCCGGCAGAACGGGATGCAGCATCGCAGCCGGTCAGCCATTTGCGATCTCCAGCAGCACGTCGCCATGACAGGGGCCGTGGGGGCACCAGCAGGCGAGGTTCTTGCCGCGCAGCTCGCGCCGGATCGCATCGACGAGTGCGGCTTGCTCGGGGCGGGCGAGGTAGTCGCGGTAGAGCCCGACCAGATAGTCCCGGCTGCCGTCGCCATCGGCACCGGCCTGATAGGGGTTTCCCCATCGCGTCGAGCGGTCCACCTTCACGGTGTTGGGCGGCATGCGCCAGCCCTTGGTGCGGCGGAGTTGGATGCGGTCAGGCATCTTTTTCCCGCTGAGAAGGCGCCTCTACGCTCAGGCTGATGTGGAGACGCTGGTTGTCTTGAACGAAGTGCAGGGTTGGGTTTTCCGGGTATGGCCCGCCGTATACGTAGCGCCAGCCGAGCCGGGCCAGCACCTGCTTGATCTCGGCGGCCTCCCTCAGAACGTCGATTTCGCGGATGGTCATGGCTGCGTCCCCGGCATCTGATCCCAGGTGCGGCCGTCTATCGCCCAAGCCCAAATACGCAGATCCCGCCCGAGCCGACCGGATCGCGCATCGCGGCCACCGCCGCCACCGCGCCCGATCATCGTCCAGCCGTCAAATCGGTAGGTTTGGCCGTTGTGCAAATCAGCGTCTTGGTAACTGACGGCTACCTGCCGACGATGCACCGCTGCGAGGGGCGGAAAGATGAATTCGCGCCAGACCCGCAGCATGACGCGGCAAATGTGAGGACGGCAGGCGCAGAGGCGGGCCAACTCGATGCACTCGTCGCGCCTAAGCCCGGTTTGACCGACCACCTCTCGCACCGTCTCACTGGTCGCGATGACGGCCACCGAAACGCCATTATGATACAGCGCGTAGTTCGCCTCCAAGGCAAACTTCGGTCGCTCTAGCGGCCCCATCTTGTGGTTCCACTCGACCAACAACCTATTCAGGGTCAGCCGGTCAATTGCCTCAACGTGGACCAGCGGGGCGATCAGCATCCGACCACCCCCGGCATCTGATCCCAAGGGCGGCTGTCGAGGTGGCGGCCGGCCCGGGCCTTGCCGATGCGGTGAAGGACGGTAACGGGGAACGTGCCTTCGTCCCGCGCGCGCATGAAATCGGCCCCGCGTGTGCAGTGACGGCCAGCCGCATCAAGGCAGACCCCGCCGTTGACCCAAGTCGGCGCCTTGTTGATCCAGGTCTGGAAGTCGGGGAAGGTGCGAAACACCTGTTCGCCGGTCGACGTCATGACAGACCCCGGCCCCCACTCGCCCCACTGCTTGAAGAAGAACGGGACGCCCGCCGCGACGCACTGGTCGCGCAGGGACCGCGCCCAGTCAGGATGCATCGGGCGCGCGTGGCGGCCGCTCTCGCCGCCGACGATGACCCAGTCAAGTAGGCCGGTATTTCCCGAAAGATCGCACCGCCGGAAGCCGTCTGCGGCGCCAAAGGTGGAGGCGCCAACATAAGGCCGCGACCCGATCCAGGTCCGCAAATCGACAGGCCCGAGCAGAGGCTCCGCGCTCAGGAACCGCACCGCTGCCGGGGTGGCCAGCAGGTGCGGGATACGCGCGTCTGCTGTGGCCTGATCCTCGATCGACGTGCCGAGCCAGACGTTTGGGAGCGGCCAGTGATCACGATGCGCCGCCTCGGTTCCTTTCGCCAGAAGCTCCGTCGGCAGGACGGTTGCCCATCGCGCGGAGTATGACAGATACTCCCGCATCCTCTCCGGGCGCTTGGTCAGCACCTGAAACGTGTGCTGCGGGCAAAGCGCCATGACCGCGAAAACCCGGTCGATCCATTCGTCGGGCACGGACTCGTGGAAGAGGTCGCCGTGCGCGCAGACGAAAACGCGCCGCGGCCGGCGCCAGCGCAGAGGCTGATCCAGCCACTGCTCGTTGAACCGGACCTCGCCGGTGAACTTCGCCTCGCCTGCCGCATTCCGCCGCGCCAGCCCGGCCCGGCTCGGGTGGTGCCGAAGGCGCGTCGTCGCCAGCTCTGCCGCATAGCAGTGCCGGCAGCCCTCGCTCACCAGCGTGCAGCCGGTGATGGGGTTCCACGTCGCGTCGGTCCATTCGATCGTGCTGTTCTCAGCCATCGTGCCGCTCCTGCATTGGAGATCGCCGAACGCATTCATCGAGCATCATTTGCCCTCCTGCCTGTCGTCGTGGCGGGGGTCGCGGTATCCATCCACCTTGCAGCGCTGGTTGGGGAGCAGGATCGAGGGGTGCGCTTTCGGCCTCACCTCCTTACATCGAGGACAGGGGACACCAAGGCGCGCGCGGCGCTCCTTGCGGTCGTTTTTCAGGTCGTTGAAGTAATCTCCCATGTCACCCATGGTTCGCCTCCTCGTCCAGCTTGGCGAGGGCGGCACGGGCGCGCCGATAATCGGATACCAGGAGCCGGAACTTCGCCCATTCGTCATCCGCCCACTCCCGGCCAAGCTCTTTCGTTTCAATATCCAACTCATCAGCGCACTTGGCGAACGGTTGCAGCGCCACTACCAGCGCATCCCGCTCGGCGGTCAGGCGCTCGACCAGCGCGTCCCGCTCGGCGGGCCGGATGTATTCTACCCCGCGCCCAACCCCCCTGTGAAAGGTCCATTCCTTGTCAGGGTAGGCGAAGATGCGTTCCGGCATATCCGCCCCCACCGGTTCGCTGCTGGTCGCCTCGGCGGGGCGGCTGGCGAGGGCGGCGGCAGCACGGCTTGCGGTCGTCGTGGTGGTCGCGGGGTCAAGACGGGCGATGCGACAGGTGGTCCGATGGTCGGCAAGAAGCGCCTCCACCAGCGCCGTGTTGTCCGTGGGCGCAGCGGCGGGGGGGGGCGGGCCGATGTTATCCACTATCCGCGCCACAACCTTCCCACAGTAGAGGCAGGTGACAACGCCTGTGATGCAGTTCGCGGATTCGGCGAAATGCGAACAGCCGCACGGTTCTTCGCGGACAAAGCGATACGGCTTCCACGCTGTCTCCTGCGGGGCGGCGTCTTTGAGGCCGTCGATCAGCTCGGCTACCTCATACGGCACCCTGAACTGCTGACCGTTGATGACGATAATGCGGTCTTCGCTATCCGTGTTGACGGCGGGATCGGGCGCGGGGTCAACCGGCGGGAAGTCGATCAGGTCGAAGGGGCTGGCTTTGTCGTCGTCAATCCAACGGCCATCTGCCACCCAGGAAACCGGCCAGCGCGAACCGTCTGGCTTAATGATATCCCCAACTATCGGACAATTGCCCGGCGCGTCGATGCAGGTGACCACGGCATCCCATCCGCAGTTCGTCTTGGCGTGGTAGGGCAGTTTCATCATTTGCTGCCTCGGGCGGCGAAGCCCTGATCGCGGGCGATGTTGAGCGGCCCGCGATCCGCCTCGGGGGTGACGCGGACCTTCGCCCGCCATGCCTCCTGAATCTCGTCGGAGGTGGCACCGGCCGACACGCCCAGCACCGTCCACCACGCGGGCGTGGCATCCGCGGGCGGCGGCAACGCAGCGGCGAAGCCCCGGAACGAGGCCCTGGCCATCTCGATGCCGGCGTGCCGCAACTCGGTCCTGCGCGCCTCGATGACATGATGCACGGCCTGCAGGTTGTCCTCGATCTTGGCGTAGCGATCGACGGCGATGCAGCGCAACTCGCCATCCCAGGTGAACCAGACCGCGATGCCGGGATCTGCGGGGCGCTGCCGGCCCAGGGCGGCGTTCGAGGTGATGACCATGTCGGCGAGCCGCTGGCCGCTATCCGCGGCGAAGGCGGCAAGGCTCTTCTCGACATTGGCGATGGCGGCCGGCAAGCCGGTCTTGAACAGTGACGCCGAGGGCTTGGCGCTGCGCGGGACATGATCCGGCCATGCCAGCGGGTAAGGGGCGATCGACTTCATAGCGTCTCCTCAAAAAGGGTCATCTGGACCGGGGCGACCCGCTCCACCGGCGGCTCCCAGATCCACGGGCCGGAGGCCGTGGGCAGCCGCGAGAGTGCGCCACGCATATCCTGCTGCCAGCGGGTGAACTCCGTTGCCGAGCAGGCGCAGAGCGCGTGACCGGGCGGCCATCCCATCAGCCATTCGACGAACCAGGCGTTCAGCCGCCGCCGCCTCCATGCGGCCAGCCGCAACCATCTGCGCCGCAACGTCGGCGACACCGACGACATCGCCCAGCGAAAGAGCTGGCGCGAGATCGGGCGCCAGATCGAGGGTGCGACGCCAGATCTCCATTTCCGCTGGACCGGGGGCGTGAAGCAGTGGGCGACGAAGTTGGGCAGCTGGTCCAGATGCAGCCGGCCGGTCCCGTTCGTCAGGTGGTCGGCACCATTCTCGCCCTTCCAGTCCCGGGCCGCCGGCGTCGGCCATGTCTGCGCCTGCTGTCCGAGATTGATGCCCTGCCGCGGCAATCCGCGCTGCATCAGTGCCTGACCTCGGGCCGCGAAGGTCTCCGGGGGCTCGTCGTAATTCATCAGGCCCGCCGCCGGCGTCGCCCACTGGATCGCCTGCCCCTGCAACGTCAGGCGCTCCGCCTCCGGGTTGCCGTGGTCCCGTGTATAGGGGCCGACCGATACCCGCGGGGTCTGCCACGAACCTGCTATTGCGCTCAGGCCGGGGCTGCGTCTCGCAAGTTCGCTCGCCGTCGCCGTCCCGTGAATGTCCTGATCGGACGCCAGCGCGGTAGGCCACGATGAAGAGGCGAGGGCGCTCATGCGCCGCGCCTGTTTCAGCCGACGTGAAGAGGCCAGCCGCAACCGCGAAGCCCAGGTCTCGAACCTCTCGCAGCACGGTTTCACCGCCAAGGCTGATGTGGCCGGCGACGTTTTCGAGGAAGACCCAGCGGAGGCCGGGGCCAAGCTCGTCGATGATGCGGGCGATGTGGGGCCAGAGGTGTCGCGGATCGTCGGCGCCCCGACGCTGTCCCGCGTGGGAAAACGGCTGGCAGGGATAGCCGGCGAGCAGGGTGTCGATGTGGCCTCGCCATGGCCGTCCGCTGAACAGCTTGAGATCGTCCCAGATCGGGGCGGGATGGAGGTAGCCGGCGCGCTGGGCGGCGATAAGGGATTGGCGCGGATAGTCGTCGATCTCGACAAAGCAGGCGGTGGCAGCGCCCGGCTCGGCAAGGCCAAGACCCATGTCAAGTCCGCCGCCGCCTGCACAGAGGGAGAGGCAGTTTCGGGGAGCCAGCACCATGTCATCGACCCACCCAGCACATCAGCGCCAGCGCGGCGAGGCAGGAACCGATCGTCATGGCGAGGTCGAACCGGGTCCAGCGATAGGCCTCCCAATCGGCGTCGGGGGTGTGGTCAGGATCTTCGATGTGGCCAGGGGGTTCGGAACGGTCCATCAATCCGCGTCCCCCCAAGGCTTCCGGCCGCTGGGGTTGTCGTCGAAGCCGGCGGTATAGGCCTCGATCTCCTCAACGGACAGATCGGTGGCCTCCTCGACGCCCATGTCATCCAGCCATTTGTGCGGGCGGAATCGGCGGCCGTAATAGGCGTCGGCGTCGCCCCTGTCATAGGGGGAACCATGGGGTGCGATGGCCCGCAGAGGCGGTCTCGCCTCGTCCATATTTGCTGCACGGTCTGCTGCACCGATTGCGGCGCGTTGGGGCATCAACCCATTGTTTTGTCTTACATCTGTCGATGTGATGGCGCACTCTCTGTCCGCCACATTCAGATACAGAATCCGTCCAAGGGCCCCGATTGGGGCCTTTTTTCTTTTGTTTCAAAGGGTGTTGGCTGCGCCATCCGCCCTTCGGAGACTGAGCGCTTGCCGCAGAACGGGTCTCCGAATGGCCTGCGTCTCTCTTTGAACGCCCCTCGACGGCGACGGGACGGCGCGAAACATCCTCGAAATTCCAATGGGTTGCTGGGTTCATGGGTTCGTCCTGTTCGTGAGATAATCCGCTGACGGAGACGGACACGAAGGCGCAGGGCGGTCAGAAGGACGGCTCCGTGGCGGCCGATCAGCATGCCTTGGCGCTGGTGCATGGGGCCAGCCACAGCAGCGAATTCACTGCCGGAAGTCTCTGATGACAAACAGACTTCGCGCCCATAGCCTGGCGCAATGTCGAACGGGCCCTGGACGGATGAAGAGAACGACCTGACCGTCGCGGATTACTTCGCGATGCTGGCCGACGACATCTCCGGGCGCCGCTACAGCTGTTGTGTGACAGAGAGATTTGCAGGAAGCCGGAAGAACCCCGATGAAGCCGGAAGAAACCGAATGACGCCTGAAAATCAGGGGCTTGCGGGGAGTTTGGGCATCAAGGGAAGCCGGGGCGCCATGTCTTGCAGTGAGGCGCAGACCGGCCGCTCTGACGCTTGACCAGGGCATGTGGAGGCTCGCTGGCGCCGGCCATGAAGGTGCGGTTAAACGCCAGTAAAACAAGGCTTGAACGGCCCTTCAGCGCTACTCGGGTGCCGTCGGCGGACTGGCGGAACATGCAAATGGGGCCGCATGTTCGTCTGGGATTTGCATGTTCCGTGCAAGGCATTGAATTGACGCGACTTCGACCCGTATCCGGGGCGGCGGCGGCGGCAGCGAACATGCAACTGGTTTTGGGGCTCTAGGCGGGCGTCTTGCCATCGTGGAGGGTCACCGCCGTGCCGCTGGCGACCAGGAACAGCATGCTCTTCCCGCCCCCGGAGATCTCGGAATAGTCGAGGTCCACGCCCACGACGGCGTCGGCACCGAGTGCGTGGGCCTCGCGCCGCAGCTCGTCGAGAGCCTGGACGATGACGAGCGACAGATCCTCAACCCGAATACCCTAAACTTCAGTTACGGTATTCCCCCGAGGCGTGTCGGCAATGCCGACGGTATTCGAGGCGAAAATCGCGGAAATCCGCACGCCGCACTGGTCTCCGAAGCGGCCTCTATCCGCTGATGGCGACGAAAGGGTGTCCCGTCTAGTGGACACCCTTGGCCGGCAGCAGACCATGACGGCCGTCACGGAGGACTGTCTCTACGCCCTTATCATGATGAGCCGGAAACCTGCCGCGAAGCGGTTCCGCAAGCGGGTGACTGTCAGGTGTCGCTCGAAGACGGCTGCCGCCAAGGAGCACAGCGGGTGTCACCCTCCGCCCAACGGGCAAATCCGTCTGCCATGAAGCCCTGAGCACCAATGTTTGCGAGCTTAATCCGAACCCGCGCACCTTGGGGCACCTTCTCGACCCGGATAAGCACCTGCGGCGCCTGGACGATCATTGAGGCGTACTGCACGATTTCGCCATATCCGAGGTCAGGATAAAGTTGGCTGTTGACCTGAATGCCGCCCCCTTCTCCCTGGCATCGCCAGTAGGTGCGGTTCATCCGCGAAAACACCTGCTGGTAGTTCTCGCTCACCACCACCTCGCGGTCAAACGGCTTGGTCTCAAAGTCGTCGGACGAGGTGCAGCCAACCAACAAAACGGTAACCCACGCTAAGTGCCTAAAAGTCATAGAAATTCACTCCCGATTCGTGTGCCCCCACCAAACCACCCGACCGATGATCGAAACCGATCGGGTTGGTCTGAACTCGGGCGGATAACTTGGATTGTCTGATAGAAGTGCTAGGTTTCCCGGCGAGGCAAGCTCGATGCGCTTCACGCGCGCGGCGCCGTCGTCGAGGAGGGCATAGATTGGCGCCGGCCGCTTGTCCTGCGGATCTCGCACTTTAATCGGTGGCTGAGCCCGGGCCCGATCAACTAACAGCATGTCCTGATCGTGGATCGTCGGCGCCATGCTGTCGCCGGCTGTCCGTGCAATTACGGCATTGGCAGGTGAAACATGGAGCTGCCTGAGCCAGTCCTTACGGAACGCGAGATGGGCGATCACCCGCTCGGATTCGTTCTCGCTTCCGGCGCCTGCGGCAAGAGATGCCCGATGCAGTGGAACCAACGCGAACTCGGTCTGTGATGCCGCCTGAACCGGCTCATCTGGTCGACGAGGACCAAAGTAGCATTCAAGGTCCAGCACCTCCGCCAAGCGGGCCAAGGCGAAGTAGTTGTACCGCCGGTCTTCAGGGTTTTTAGCCCGGGCTAACCGCATGTTTTTGATCAGGGAGTAGTTGCCAACGGCCAGCTTCGACGCCGCCGCGTCGGAGAGCCCCTTCTCCGCCAGTGCGGCATCTATGGCTGCCAGAACCTCATCCATCGACGCACGGTTAGCCGATTCTGGCTAACTCGACAATAGTTAGCCACATTGGGCTTGATCTTGATGGCTCAAATTGGCTATGAATTGTGCATGGATCAGAGAACCACCTTTATTCTCCTCGCCGACACGCTCGCCCAGCATGATGGCGTGACGCATTTCGCCATCTCGATGCGCGCCTTCGGCAAGGGAGACTTCTTCAAGGGCCTGAAGGAGGGTGGCGACTGCCGTACGGCGACCGCCGCGCGCCTGATGCAATGGTTCTCGGACCACTGGCCCGCCGACTTGGACTGGCCGCGCGACATCCCCCGTCCTCAGAAAACCAAGGAGAAGGCCGCATGATGCGCCTGTCCCGCCTGCGTCGCAGTGTGGCGCTGTTCATCTGCCCGGAGCTGGCACCCAGCTCCTATCTGGATCCGTATTTTGGTCCGGGTGGGGCGCTGCTGCGCAGCGGGGTAGCTGCCGAGACTGCCGGCACGCGCAATGCGTTTGCCAGTCTGCGTCGCGCGGTCGAGGCTGCGTTTCCCGAGGGACAGGTGCCCTCCGCGGAACGGCTGAAGGCCGAGGTGACGGACGGACAGATGCCCTCCGCGGAACTGCGATCGAAGGCCGAAACACCGGATGGGGAAACGACCGCCGATCGCCTGCGCGCCTTCAGGAGATCGCGGGAGCTGTCACAGCGGGCCTTGGCCACGGCACTCGGCGTCAGCCAAGGATATATCGGCAACATAGAGGCCGGGCGGAGCGAGCCGTCGCGCAACTTCCTTCGGGCACTGACGGAGCGGTTCGGCGTCAGCGCAGACTGGCTGCTGTTCGGGCGGGGTGCGCAATGACCGCGGATACCTCGACCTTCGTTGCCTCAGGCCGCGTCCTTCTTCCCCGCCTGCGCCGCAGCGTGGCGCTGTTCATCTGCCCGGAGCTCCACGTGAGCCCCATCGATGTCGAGGCAGTCGCACCGCCCGAGCCGGAGCTGCACAGCAGGTTCATGACTGCCGAGGAGAAGTTCAATCTCGAATGCCGGATCTACTTCGCCGCCAATCCGTGGCGCGAAGTGCTGGCATGGCTGAAAGAGTGCCAGGACCGTGGCGTCTGGCGACTGCCGGAAGATGGCAATGCATTTGTCGGCGAATTGGTTCTTCTGGCAGCCACTATCTCGGGACCAGCGGTGCGAGGCCGCAAATGACCCTCGCACGCGCCAGCTTTCCCGCGGACAGGGGTCAGCCTTCGTCCGATGGCCTGAAGAACTCCCGCACGTATCCCTTGACCTCCTCATTGCCTGCGATCGCTTCCGAACGCGCCTTGATGCGCTCGACCTGCGCGTCGTCCAGTTCGTCGAGCATCGCCTTGATCACGCAAGACCGCGCGCCGATGTACCTGATCAGGCCGACGTTCACCTTGCTGGTTTCGGCCATGATCTTCTGCGTCAAGCGCGCCTCCAGTGCCTGGAGGTCGCGTGTGAAGTCTCCGTTGTTCGGCAATCGTATCGTCCTTGGATGTTGTGGTCATTCAGGGATGAAGGCTCCGAGGGGCGCTGTGAACACCCCTTGGAGCCGCCAGTTTAGCATGCGGAACCCGCTCGGCATAGCCGGGAGGTTCGCATGATGTTCCTCGCGAAACCCGCTCTCCGCGCCGACGAGCAGGCTGCCACCACTCGGCATGCGGCGCGTGAGCCGGCCAGCCGGCGCAAGGTCCTGCGCGCCGGCTGGCGCTGGCTCGTCCGGCTCAACGCCCGGATCGAGGAATGCTGGATCGGCGATCTGCTCGGGGCCTTCTGCCTCGGGCTGACCGGCATCGCGCTCGTCGTGGCCGCGGGGGTGCTGCAATGAGCCCCGCCAAGCGCCTTGCGCGCATCAACCAGCTGGTGACCGAGGCCATCGCGGCGGATCACCTGATGTCCGATCCCACGCAGCCCGGCGAGGCCCGGGACCAGGCGACCGACGGCTATGTGAGCGCCGTCGACGGCATCCTCGCCGAGCTGAAGGCGCTTCGCGCCACCGGCGATCTGGCGGCGCTCCTCAACTTCCTGAACCGGAGGGATCGATGACGGATCAGCAGCAGTTCCGCGTGACCGAGCGGCCGCTCGGCTGGACGGTGACGAGCGGCGGAGAGCGGGTCAGCCCGGTCTTCGTCCGGCGGGAGACGGCAGAGGCCTTTGCAGCCCGCCTCTCGACCACCCGGGCGCCACAGGACCGGCCCTGCCTCAAGTGCGACCGGGTCTTCGCCAGCGAGGGTATTCACGACCGGCTCTGCCCGATCTGCAGCCGGGGCGAGGCCGTGGCCTGGGGCGAGCGGGCGCCCGGCCTGCCGGCGATGCGGAAGGCCGCGCACTCCTCGGGACGTGCGGGCCTCAGATGAACGCGGCACCGCTCGCCTCGCCCCGGCTGCAGCGGGTGCTGACCCTGCTGAAGGACGGCCGGCCCCATACGACGCGCGACATCGTGCGGCGGGCGCGGGTGATGGCGGTGAACGCCTGCATCGCGGAGCTGCGCCAGCACGGCGCCGAGATCGACTGCCAGGCGCAGATCGTGAACGGCGCCCGCCGATTTTACTACCGGATGACGAAGGAGCCGACCTCGACATGACTAAACCCCAGCCGCTGCAGATCGATCAACTCCTCGCCCGCATCGATTGGGATCTTCAGACCCTTTTCAAGATGGTCGAACGCCTCTGCGCCGAGGCGCATCTCGACGACGCGAGCATTGAGCAGATTATGTCCGAAAAGGACAGCGCGCGGCTCGAGATCATTTCCGACACGGCTGATGAGGTCTTGGTCAAGGCGACGTCGCTGATCACCGAGGCCCGCTTGGCGATCCGCACCATCAAGGGAGCCGTCGCATGAAATTCCTCAACGGCGGCAACGTGATCCGGCTTCCTCTCGATCAGATCGCAGTCGAAGGCCGACTGCGCGAGGTCCGGGAACAAGCGATCGAGAACCTGATGCTGATGGCGCAGGACACCGGCATCACCACGCCGATCCATGTCCGAAAGGTGCAGGGCCGCTACGTGCTGATCGACGGCGCGCATCGGTTGGAGGTGTCGCGCCGGCTGGGGCTGGCAGATATCGCGGCCCTGGTCCTGGAGTGCAGGGCCGACGAGGCCCGCGCCATGGAGGCGAGCAACAACCTGGGCGTTGCGCGGATGACGCCGCTGCAGACGGCCGTCTTCGTCGCGAGCTGGAAACGGGACTATTACGCGATGCATCCCGACCGCGCGCCGGGCACCTTCAAGGGCAACCAGCACACCGGGAATCTGGTCGGGATCAATTTGACCCTGACCAGAACCATCGCCGATGCCTTCGGGGTTTCGGAACCTACGATTAAGCGCGCATTGCAGGCAGGCGAGCGGCTGACGCCCGAAGAAGCTGCCCAACTGGACAGCGCGCCGGGCCGGGTGACGATGGAAGACCTGAAGGCGCTGGCGAAGATCGCGGACCCCGAGGAACGGTCCGCGGTGGTGCTGCGTCTCGCCTCTGGCAATGCCAAGTCCGCCGCCGCCGCGCGGAAGAGCCTGCGCGTTGAAGCCGGCGTTGAAGCCCCGGTGAAGGACCCCGTCGACACGCAGTTCCGCGACCTGTCGGATGCCTGGACGCGGGCCGGAGCTGCGGCCCGCAAGCGGTTCCTCTTCGAATTCGCGCGGGAAATCTGGCACGCGCAGAACTCTGGCGCCGCGCTCAACAACTGGTCCGAGGCGGCGGACGAGACGGCAGCCGCGGAAGAGGCGGTGGCCGCAGAATGACCCGCCTCACCCCCGATCAGCAATGGTGGAGCCCCCAGGAGCTGGCCGAGAGCGGCCTGCCCGATCTGCCCTCGACCCGGCAAGGCGTCGATGCGCTGTGCAAGCGGCTGGCCTGGCGGACCGATCCCCACCTCGCCCGTCGGCGAGCCGGCCGTGGCGGCGGGTGGGAGTACAGCTGGCGCCTGCTGCCCCTGCGCGCGCAGACTGCGCTGCTGAAGGCGGCTGCGGCGCCCCGGGACGAGGCACCGGCCCCCATGGAGCGCGGCGAGGCCTGGGCCTGGTTCGAGGGACTTCCCGAGAAGCCGAAGGCCTCCGCCCGGAGCCGGCTTGCCATCCTCCAGCAGGTCGAGGCGCTGGAGCCGCCGCTCGGCAAGAACCTCGCCGTCGAGACGGTGGCGCGGCAGGCGCAGATCGCATCCCGCACGATCTGGAACTGGTTCGGGATGGTCGAGAGCGTGGACGCCGCCGACCGGCTGCCCTACCTCGCCCCCCGGCACCGGGCCGCAGCGCCGAAGCGGGCGAAAGCGCAGGCCTCCGACGAGTTCTATACCCTGCTCAAAGGGCTCTACCTGCGGCTCGAAGGACCAGGCTTCAGCCATTGCTGGCGCGATGCCATGAAGATCTGCAAGGGCAGCGGCCTGGAAGGCCTAACCGAACGCACCGCCCGTCGGTGGCTCGATGCCAACGTGCCGATGCTTGACCAGGTGTTTGCCCGCGAAGGACTTTCGGGCCTGCGTCGGCGCTTCCCGCCCCAAATCCGCGACCGCAGCACGATGGCCGCCCTGCAGATGGTGAACGCCGACTGCCACAAGATCGATGTGTTCGTCTGGTGGCCAGGGGTGAAGAACCCGGTGCGCCCCCAGCTGATCGTCTTCCAGGACATCTATTCGGGGAAGATCCTGTCCTGGGCCATCGACCTCAATCCCAACAAGGTCGCTGTGATGCAGGCCTTCATGAAGATGCTGAAGGACTACGGCATCCCGCAGCATTGCCTTTTCGACAACGGGATGGAGTTCGCCAACAAGGACATGACGGGCGGCGCGCAGCACCGCTTCCGTTTCAAGTTGGCTGAGGAAGAGCCTATCGGCGTCCTCGGCATGCTGGGAATCGGCATGAGCTTTGCAACCGTCGCGCACGGGCAGGCAAAGCCGATCGAGCGGGCCTTCAAGGACTTTGCCGAGGACATCGCCTTGGATCCCCGTTTCGCCGGGGCCTATGTCGGCAACCACATCGATGCCAAGCCCGAGAACTACATGTCGAAGGCCATCGACCTCAACTACTTCGTCGATGTCGTCGAGGAAGGGATCCACGAGCACAACGCCCGCCCCGGCCGCCGGTCGCATACCGCCCAGGGCCGCAGCTTCGACGAAACCTTCGCCGAAAGCTACCAGCGCACGCCGATCCGGCAGGCCAAGGAAGAGCAGCTGCGGCTGTGCCTGATGGCGATGTATGTGCGCAAGTTGCACCAGAACAACGGCCAGATCACGCTCTACAAAAACAGCTACTGGTCGGAATGGATGAGCGAGATCGCGGGTCAGACGGTGACCGCGCGCTTCAATCCCGAGGATCTGCACGAGGGGGCGTACCTCTACAGCATGACCGGGGAATATCTCGGATTCGCCGCCTGCCGCCAGAAGTCGCACTTCAAGGACATCGCTTCCGCCCGTGCCCTTGCCAGGGAAAACAGCCGCCGCCTCAAAGAGGCCCGCGCGCGGCTGTCCGATCTGCGCCCCCTTTCGATCGGCCAGATCGCAAAGCGGCTTGATGCCCTGCCGAAGCCGCAGCCATCGCCGCTCGAGGCTGTCGTGGTTCAGCTCGACCGGCTCAATCAGATCGAACTGCGCAAGAAGGGCGGCGGCCTGATCCAGGCGGCATTGCCGGTGCCCGACACGTCGCGGGACGAGGAGCTGACGGTGCTGCAGGTCGACTTCGCGCCAAAGCCCGAACCGGTGCAGCAGGATCCGGAGGTCGCGCGCTTCTGGCGCCTGCTCGACATCGAGAACCGGATGGCGGCCGGCGAGGCGATCCCGGCGGAGGACGCCGAGTTCTGGGGCCGTCTGCATACCCACCCGGTCTATCTCGCGCAGCGGGACCTGTTCGACCGGCACGGCGCGCAGGCCATCGGATAAAGGCGCCGCCGGGGTCGGGCTGGCCCACGGCGGCGGATCGTGACGAGGGGAGAAGAGCATGTTGGACGGAAGAGACGAAATCAACCTGGTGAAGAACGTGGCACCGCTGCGCAACGTCATGTTGCTCGGGGCGCTGATCCGCAGGGTGACCGGGCGGGACGAAGGCATGCCGGGGATGGCCTGCTTTCACGGATTTTCCGGCTACGGGAAGTCCCAGGCGGCCCTCTACAACACCCAGGCGACCCGGGCCTGCTGGGTCGAGGTCAAGTCGGTCTGGACCCGGAAAACCCTGGTCGAGAAGATCTGCAAGAACCTCGGCATCCCCTCCGGCCGCACGGTGGCAGACAGCGTCGAGAAGATCGGGGAGGAACTGCTGAAATCGGCCCGCCCGCTGCTCCTGGACGAGGCGCACATCCTCTGCACCGACAGCATGATGAAGCTGGTCCACGATATCTATGAGAGCTCTCACGGCGCATCGGTGATCCTGATCGGCGAGGAGTCGCTGCCGCAGTCGCTGGTGCGGTGGGAGCGGGTGCATAACCGCATCCTCGCCTGGGAACAGGCACAGCCCGCGGACCTGCGGGAGACCAGCGTGTTCGCCAGGCTCAAATGCCCCGAGCTGACGCTGTCGCAGGCGGTCCTGGAAAAGACACTGGTCGAGTCTCAGGCGGTCGCCCGGCGGATCGTCTCGAACCTGAACCAGGTCAAGGACTACGCCCGGATCGAGGGCAAGACCGAGATCGGGGAGAAGGACATCCCGCATATCCGCTGGATGGACGGCCGGGCGCCGGCGCCCCGGAGGATCCACTGATGGCCGCGCTCGCGAAAAGCATGGGCCGGCGCCCCGCCGACCAGAACGGAGACGGCCGCCAGGCGATGTGGCTGGCGCTGAAGAAGGTTCCCGACCGGATCACCGTGGCCGAGCTGGTGCAGCGCACGAAGCTGAACCGGTCGACGGTCACCCGCTACCTCAAGGCCCTGACCGAGGCCGGGCATCTGGAGTTCACCGAGCCGCCCGTTGGGCATGCCGGCACCTGGAAGCTGATCAGGGATGTCGGGCATCACGCGCCGCGCGTCCGTGCGGATGGCAGCCGCGTCAGCCAGGGCGAGGTGACCGCCCAGCTCTGGCTCGCGATGTGCGGCCTGCGGGATTTCGACTACCGGGACCTGATGCAGAACGCCTCGATCGACATTCCCGAGGCCACGGCGAAGGACTACTGCAAGCGGCTGCTGGCGGCGGGATATCTGCGGGTGCTGAGCAAGGCCGATCCTTCGCAGGCCCGCATCGCGCGCTACCGGCTGATCCGTGCGTCAGGGCCTCGGGCGCCGCAGGTGCAGCGGGTCCGGCAGGTCTATGACCCGAATACCGGAGCGGTCTATCCGGCGGAGGCCTCGCTGTGACCGGCGCTACTCCCACCGAGATCGCCCGGGCGTCGTGGGGCGACGACATCCCCGACTGGGTCATGGTGCTGGCCAAGGAGTGCGCGACCAGCAGCCAGACCAAGGTTGCCGCGCTGATGAACCGCTCGCCCGCCCTCGTGTCGACCGTCCTGCGCGCCAAGTACGCCGGGGACATGTCGGCGGTCGAGGAGGTGGTTCGCGGCGTCTTCATGAACAGCACGGTCCGGTGTCCCGCGCTCGGCATCATATCCACGGCCGCCTGCCGCGACTGGATGGCGCGGAGCCGGTCGTTCTCGAACGAAAACAGCGAAAGGGTGCGCATGTTCAAGGCCTGCCGCTCCTGCCCCCGCGCCCAGAAGTGAGACCCGGCGCCGACGCGCCGGAGGACATGATCCCCCTCCTGAAAGGAGCCTTGCAATGACCCATTACCCGCCCGCGCAGATCCCGTCCGGCCGAACGGTCCTGGACGGCGTCGAGCACATCCTAGGCCCCGACGGCGCCAAGCTGCCGGTGGGCATCGTCAAGCCCCAGCACGTCATGGAGGACGAGCTGGTGCGGCAGGAGATCGGCCATGCGGTGGCGCTCTCCGAGCAGCTGTCGCGTTTCCTGGGGCACTTCTTCGAGAACCTCGGGGCCTTCGAAGACCTGATCGCGGAGCGCTACGGCGCCACCGTCGGCGGCCGGAAGGGCAACAAGACGCTGATGAGCTATGACGGGCTCTACAAGGTCACCGTCCAGGTCGCGGACCACGTCGTCTTCGGCCCCGAGCTGCAGGTCGCGAAGACGCTCGTCGACGAATGCCTGACCGAGTGGAGCGCAGGTGCGGCCGAAGAGCTTCGAGCCGTCATCACCCGCGCCTTCAACACCGACAAGGAAGGCCAGATCAACCGGGCGGCGCTCTATCATCTGCTGCGGCTGGAGATCTCCGACCCGCGCTGGAAGCAGGCGATGCAGGCGATCCGCGACGCGATGCGGGTGGTCGGCTCGAAGAGCTACGTGCGCTTCTACCGCCGCAGCGCCTCGGATGCGCCCTGGGAGCCCGTCACCATCGATCTGGCGAGGGCTTGACGATGGGGTGGGTATTGCTGGCCGCGGCCCTCTTTCTGTTCATCCCGACCTTCGTCCTGGCCGTTGCGGTCAGCTGGTCGCTCACCAAGGAAAGCACCGGCGCGCGGGCCGCCCTGATCCTCTCGGCCGCCGGGCTCGCGGCATCGATCATCCTGCTCTTTGCGGCAGGCCTGGCACTGGGTGGGCGATGATGAGCCCGCTCGAGTTCCAGCGGTTGTTGCGGGAGGCGTCGAACAGGCTGCTGTCCGCGCGCGACCGCTGGCACTCGGACGTGAGCCGGCTCTTCGCCGAGGCCGCGCGCTGCGCCGAGGATGAGCCCGAGATGTTCTCGGCCATCGCGCAGGGCGAGCAGGCGCGCCTCGCGCGCCTCTTCAACGAAGACCCGCCCAAACCGTCCCAATCCCCGCTGTCCCTGGTGGTGAAGAAATGACCCAGCGATCCGCAAAATGGCGCTGCACCCTGGCATGGAGAAACCCCTACGAGCCCCCGCCGGGGCCGAAGGTACTGGCCGCGGTTTTGTGCGAAACGCCTCACCCGGTCCCGGCCGAGATCATGGAGAGCTTCGTTCCGGGAAGCGGGTATTCCGTCGGATGGGAATGCATCGAACAGCGGCCGATCAGGCGCTGGAGCCAATCGGCCAAGGCTCGGGTGCGCCAGCGCAACCTTCGGCGCCGGATGGAGGCCAAGTTTCCGCTCTTCGCAGAAGACTTCATCGCGGCCGAGTTTGCGCGCCGCCCCAGCTACTTCGCAGGCTCCAATGACGCTGACTGCTGACATGCCGATCTGGCAGCGCGTCGAGATCATCGAAGAGGCGCTGGCCAAGGTGCTGGACAGGGACTCCAGCCTGATCGTTGCCAGCAACGGCCCCGGCTGCCGCGATCGCGCAGTGTGGGTGCACCCCATGCCTGGCGACGGCGAAGGGGAGCCTGTCGGTCACGATCTGCACGAGATCGCTCGCGAGCTGGAGGCGCTGCTCTCATGACCCTGTCGCTCGCCATCGTCGTTCCCGACACGCCGGACGCTCACGCGAAGGGCTGCATCTGTCCGGGGACCGACCATCAATCCAGCCTGGCGCACGAGATATTGCTCGCCTGCGGCGGCCTTTTCTTCGCGCCGGACTGCCCGGTGCATCGCCACGCGGTGCAGGCAGAGGTCCAGCGCATGTTTGGGAGGCACCAGTGACCGATCGATCCCTGCAACGGATGATCCATGTCGGCTGCCGCGAGCTCGGGCTCGACGCCGATACCCGCCACGACCTGCAGCTGGCCGTCACCGGCAAGGCCTCACTGCGCGACATGAGCGAGGCCGAGCTGCAGGCGGTGGTCGAGGCGCTCAAGAGCCGGGGCTTCAAGCCGTTCGGCACCCCCGCCCGCGGCGGTCGGGGTCGGCCCCCCGCGCGCCGAGCCGATGTCCGCTATGCCCATGTGCTCTGGCGGCTGATGGCCGAGCGGGGCGTCGTGCGGCAGCCGGGGCCGCGCGGCCTCAACGCCTTCATCCGCTCGCGCTTTGGCAGCGTCTGGGGATCGGTGCCGATCGACATCGACGCGATGACCGATCATCGCCAGATCGCCGACATCCTCGACGCGCTGAAGGCGATGTGCCAGCGCGCCGGCGTGCCCTATCGCGACGGGGGGCGGAGATGATCCCACATTTGACAATTCCGGCGAACCGCCGCATCGTGGCCCCGTCAGCCAGCGGTTTAGAACCCGCCCTGACCGAGCTACCAACGGCGGTTACGCCCCGAGACGGCGCTTCCCTTGAAGCGATTTCCTCTCCGGGTGCCCTGTGCGCATGTCCAAGGCTTCGGCCTAAAGGCGCGGGGAGGCTGTCCGTTGGCAGTCGTTCTAACACCCGGGGGCTTCGTCCCCGCGTAACCAACGGAGAACCAGATGACCAATGTCATCCCGCTGCCCTTTCAGGGCGATCTGATCGACTATCTGAAACTCAACGGCCGCGAGGTCGCGTGGCTCTGGCGCGACGGGGAAGCCTTCATTCCCGCGCGTCCGATCTGCGAGATCATGGGGCTGGACTGGAAGAGCCAGCACGCCAAGCTGACAGCCCCAAACTACCGGGGAACCGTGGTGTTCATCACCACGGTTGCCGAGGACGGGAAGCAGCGCGAGATGCTTTGCATTGCCTATGCGGACTTCCTGATGTGGCTCGCCACGATCAGCCCGAGCCGGGTGAAGGAGGAGGCGCGCGCGCCGCTGAACCGGCTGCTGGACGAGATCAAGCTGGTGCTGGCCACGCATTACCACGACCGGCTGCTGGGCGAGAGCCGGGAGGCGGTGACGCAGTTGCAGGGCTTCCTGTCGGACTACGTGTCGGCCAGGCCGATCCGCGGCAGGGTCCGCGATGCGGTGGCGAATGGCTGGACCTGGGCGATGCTGGTGCAGAACACCTCCTACACCCAGAAGCGGCTGATCGAGACGATCCGCGACCTGCTGCGGATCGGCGCGATCCCCGAGGCCCCGCAGGGCTCGCCCCTGAACGGCGGCGATGCCCGTCAGCTTTCGCTCTTCGCGGGGGCCTGAGGGATGGAATCGTACAATCCAGAATGGGCAGTGAAACTGGCGGAAGATCTGGACGCGCGATATGGCGATACGATCCAGACGCTCTTGATGTTGCTGTCCATAAAGTTCTCCAGCATCAGCCCGGATCTGCAAGGCATCCTGAACTCCGCGCAGGCGTTCTCGTCGGAACTGATCATCAGGACGCTTGTGGAAGCCGGTGTCCCCTTCGAAGAGGACCACTGACATGTGCTCTTCTTCCTCAGACCCGCGCGACGCGGCCTATTCTGCCGCTCTCGCGCTGCGGGGGCTGCAGGCCATCCTCGCAGATCGCCACGCGATCCTCGCGGGCGATGCCGAGCTTCCGATGCTGCTCGAGCTCATATCCGACCGGCTCTACCCTGCCGCCGAGACGCTGCTCGACTACGTGCCGCGGGGCTTCGTGCCGCCCGATGCCTGACCATCATGCGGCCCTCTGCCGGAGGGCCGCATGAAGAAGCCTCGCGCCATCATCACCGATCATGCGCTGCTGCGCTATCTCGAGCGGGTGCTCGGCATGGACGTCGAAGGCATCCGGGACGAGATCGGCCGCAAGGTCGACCGCGCGGTGGAGATGGGCGCCTGCGGCACGACGATCGAGGGCTGGAACTACCGGATCGAAGCGGGACGCGTCGTGACCGTCGTCTCGACCGGCAGCCCCGATATCCGGCTCGGCCGCAAGCGGGGGCGCGCATGACCCGGGAACAGGAGCTGCGCCGGGCGCTCGATCTGGCGACGCGGGACACGCTGATCTCCCATGTCATCGACGAGTGCTGCGAACTGGATTTCGACGCCGATGAAGGCGTCTTCAAGGGGCTGTTCACGGACGGGTCCGGCCGGCTCGAGATCGGCCTCGGAGATCCGGCGCCGCCCTTCAGCGGCCGGGCCCTCTGGGTGAGGCTCGAGGGCAGCGGCCTGCCGGCGGATCTCTTCACCGTGACGCTGTCGCAGCGCGAGCTGGTGGCGGGTGGTATCGCATGACTGCCGCGCCCAGCCCTTCGCCCCCGGCGCATGTCGCGCCCTATGTCCGCGTCCTCGGCCTCGATCTTGCGGTAGAGTTCCTCATGACCTTCGGGGGCGCGGAGATCTACATCGCCGCCTCGCCGCAGGGGCGCAACCGGGTCGCCGCCTTGGTCGGCCGCGACAAGGCACTGGCACTGGCGGAGGAGCTGCTACCCCGGCGGGTGCCGACGGCCAAGCCGTGGATCGCCGCAGTGCTCCGGTCGCAGGGCTTGCCTGTGGCCGAGATCGCCCGCAGACTGCATGCGACGGATGTGACGGTCAGATCCTGGCTGAAGCGCAGTAAGACCGATCCTCCGTCCGATCCCCGGCAGATGCGCCTCTTCTGACGCCCGCAAATCCTTGCGGGCGTTTTCGCGTCGCGCCTCCGGCCATTGTGGCCCCGTCGGCTTGGGCAATGACCGCCCGGAGTTTCAGCCATGGGGGCCAGAACGTGATGCGGATCGAGAACCACCGCCTGATGGGCGTGCCCTTCCAGGAGGCGCAATGGATGGGCGGCGAGATCGCCCCCGAGATCGTGGTGCTGCACGACACCGCCAGCCGTCTTGCCCCCGGTGCCGCCGCCTCCTACCTCGCCCGGAACGACGCCAAGGTGTCGGTGCATTTCGTGGTGGAACGCGACGGGCAGATCACCCAGCAGGTGCCAGCGAACCGCGCCGCCTGGCATGCGGGAAAATCCACCTGGCAGGGCCGGTCCGGATGCAACGACTTCTCGCTCGGCATCGAGATGGTGAATGCCGGGCAGATGACCTGGGCCTCGGAGACGATGGCGCGGGCGTGGTGGGGAGAGCTGTTGTCGATCTCGCTCTTCGGGATCGAGCTGATCGAGACGAGTCAGCACGGGCACGGGCTCTGGATGCCATACCCCGAGCCGCAGATCGGCGCG